TAATTAGAAGAACAGTCATTCAGTAATGCCATACAACAAAGTTATATAGTTTTATCTATAGTATTTGCAAACGATATAGATTTTATATATAACTTTGTTTCGTTAAAGGAAATTACCATAAAAAAAACGGCCCCGATCAGTATTGTACATGGGGCCAATTCATTTAATAATGTTTGATAAAGCAATCTGCATAAATCTTGATCACCGGAAGGACCGCTGGGAACTTGCTCAGAGGGAGTTTGACGCATTCGGTATTGAGGTGGAACGATTCCAGGCTATTCAGGATGAGAATCCAATGAAGGGCATACACATGTCTTACCAACGGATTTTTCAGGAGAATGCCGGCAAGCAGATACTGATATTGGAGGACGACGTTCATTTCACCAGGTCATATCCGGCATTACTCGAAGCATATAACGAGCTGCCAGACAGATGGCGCATGTTGTATCTGGGTGGCAATGCCACTCAGACGCTCAAACGGGTAGGTAATTGGCTGTATCGGGCAAAGGGAGTGGTAACTACCCACGCCATATTATATGGTGATGAAATGACTACGTGGTTGGCGGAAAACATGAAGATCCCGGAAATAGTAGATAGGACAAACACGATTGATGTGTGGTTTGCACATACGTTGCAGCACCAGTTCCCGTCATTCATTGTCTACCCACAGGCAGCGGAACAGCGGTTCGGGTATAGTGACATATGCAAGATGGATATCAACTATAAATATTTCAACAATCAAGCTAAACGATTCTATAAGTGAGTAATTACATCCAAATAATAAGCGTTAGTACTAGTTTCACTGCTTTGGGCGGATATGGGAGCGAGGTCACAACACCATGCGAAACGATCATACGCTTTGAATTGACAAAAGGTCAAATTACAGCGAAAGGAGAAGTAACTATTCCTTATAGTGACATGAATTCAGCTGAGGCCAAACAGTATTTAATTGATAACATTTTGAATTTACATTTATCATGCTCTCTCTCTGCATAACAACATATAACCGGTACGACCTAACTATTGAAAGTTTCCGGCAAGTACTGGATGATCCGCGCATTAGTGAAATCGTGATTGTCGATGACTGCAGCAAGCCGGAGGTAGTGGATCAACTCTTCTACACCCTATCAGGGTATGGTAAGGTCAGGTTCTACCAGAATGAGGGCAACCTGGGCATGAGCCGGAACAAGGCCCGCGCGATTGAATACGCACATAACGAATGGTGTATCCTATTTGATAGCGATAACGTGATTGACGGCTCGTACTTGGATGCTATCCCTTTCGGCAAGATGCGAAAGGATTTTATTTACTGCCCGTCCTTCGCTAAACCACAGTTTGACTACCGGAAGTTTGCCGGCCAGGTAATCAATTCAGAAACAGCTAAATCGGTTATCAGTAAGCCACTTGGCGACTGCCTTTTCAATACCTGCAACTACGTAGTCAACAGGCAGGAGTATCTGCGGGTCTTCCAGTACAACGAGGCAATGAAAGGAACAGATACGATCTGGTTCAATTACTTATGGCTGAAAGACGGCGGCAGCTTCTTCGTCCTGCGGGATATGGAATATTTCCACAGGGTCCATAAAGGCAGCGGCTTCCTGGAGGAATGCGATTACAACATGAAGAAAGCGGCAGAGGTAAAGGATCTCATAAAAACGCTCAGGTAGAATGTATAATTTATTTGTTATATATAGTATAATCTCTACAGCGTTATTCTTTTCAGGGACAATGTTGCTTGGATATCCGATACGAAAGGTAAGCTATCTATATATTATCTGGCCCCTAATACTGTTAGGGACTGCTATTTGTTGTCTAATATCAAAAAAGTTCCGGAAGGATATTCGTAACACTATTGACGAAATTATATGAGCACAGTATACGCTAAACAGTACGGGCGTTTAGGGAACAACCTCTTTCAGATGGCGGCGGCTATCGGATATGCAAAAAAACTGGGATTTGAATACAAACTGTCAACTGTACCGCCAAGAGGTGCTATTACAATACGGGAAGAGGGGCATCAATATCAGGAATTACCATCCGGGTTTATAAACATATATTTCAACTTGGTACTTGACGGCTATTGGCAGAGCGAACGCTACTTCGCCCACTGCCGGGAAGAGGTGCTGAAAGCGTTCGGATATAATTGGATGCCGGTGTTCCCCGAGACATGCGCTATACATGTTCGTAGGGGGGATTACCTCAAATATCCAGATAAGCACCCAGTGGTGACCAAAGAATTCCTTATCCAAGCAATTCATCGTGTACTTGGCTTAGCAGAGGTGGAACGTTTCATGTTTTTCAGTGATGATATTGAATGGTGCAAAAAGTTTGTGCGCTTCGAGCTGCCCCAAAAATTGTATGATGCTTATGATTGGTTCTTCTCAGAAGGCCGTACAGGGCGGGAAGACCTCGAACTTATGTCCAGCTGCCAACATCAGATCATCAGTAACAGTACTTTCTCCTGGTGGGGTGCATGGCTGAATCAGAACCCCGACAAGGTGGTGGTAAGCCCCTCTAAATACAACTGGTTCGGACCTGGTAACGCGCATTTGTGCACCGACGATATCATTCCCGATTCATGGATTCAAATAAAATACTAATATGACCTGGCAAGAGATCGCCGAGAAGCACGGCACAGACAAGGCAACGCATGGGTATATTCGATGGTACGAGTGGTATCTGGCATCCCCGCAGCAAATCACTTCCATCCTTGAGATAGGGTGTGAGAAGGGAAACAGCGTCCGGATGTGGCGCGAAATATTCCCCGATGCTCAGATTACTGTACTTGACCTGTTTGATGAGCATCCCATCCCTGATATTCCAGGCGTAGAGTTTATCAAGGGTAATCAGCTGGACCACGAAATATTGTATAACCTCCGAAACAACAGGCATTTCGACGTCATAATTGATGATGGTAGCCATAACAGCAGAGACCAGTTGATCACAATGTACTCGCTCATCGGATCTTCTAAATTCTATGTAGTGGAGGATTTGCATTGTTGCAGGGATGAGTTTTACAGTCAAGGGCTGCCATTTGAGCAGACAATTCTGGGCCAATGGGAAATGGGCACATTCCCATTCAAGGCAAACTTTCACGATAAAATCGCCTTCATATATGCTGATTAGCTTCAAAGAATCGATACAAAAGTACAACCTAAACATAGATGGAATAATACATGTAGGTGCCCATTACGGCCAGGAGTACGCGGAATACGAGCGCGCTGGCATATCGGAAGTGGTATTTATTGAACCATGCAGCAAGGCCTTTGAGGTGCTTACAGCCACGTTTGGTCAGGTGCCGGGTGTTACTCTCATCAACTCCGCTTGCGGCGCAGAATTTGGGATTGCTACCATGAATGTCGAGCAAGCCAACCAAGGCATGAGCAATTCACTCCTGAAGCCGGCAAAGCATCTGCAGCAGTATCCGTCCATCCAGTTCACCGAGACTGAAGAGGTAGAAGTACGCCCCCTGGATGAATTCGAGCTATTCAGGTGCGTCATGAATCTGCTCGTGATGGATGTGCAGGGATACGAGCTGGAAGTGCTTAAAGGGGCTACAGAGACGCTAAAAGGTATCGACTACATATACACAGAAGTCAACCGAGATGAAGTCTACGAAGGCTGCGCCAAGGTTCACCACCTGGACGAGTTCCTGACCGAATTCCAGCGGGTAGAAACCAACTGGGCTGGCGGCACATGGGGAGATGCATGGTATATACGTAAATCACTTTTAAAGGTAAACTAATGGCCGTTTTCCAAGTACCTATTGATATATCTGAGCAGTCGTTCAATCTTATCATTGATCACTTTGGTGCTCCAATAGACGTTACGTCGTATGGCCCTGGGGAAGAGTGTGAAAACAAACTGCTCTTCTGGGACATAGATGGATTATACCCAAACGATTACATAGGTATATCCATTAATACAGACGGAATCGTTGCCCCCTATTTAATATTTAGCATCTGTCAGGATAAAACCCTCGAGGATCTTCTGGAGCAGAAACGCCAATACGATAATCGAAAAATGACAGCAGCATGAGCCAAGAAGAAGAATACACCGGTCCATGGCAATCCGCACCTGTGGAATGCCCTATTTGCACTCACCAATGGGTTGCTGTGTGGCCGGTGATCACTACTGAACTGGAATGCCCGCAATGCGGGAATATGTCTGAACCAATAATAAGAGAAACATGAAAGAAATAATTATATCAATTCTGATCGCAAAAGCCATATTGCATATCTTGCGTGCGACATGGGCTTTTTTCTGTCCGAGGATCTATAAGCATCTGAAATTATACTACAACCTTGTCAATGACGCTCATGGCAATTTGTATATCTATAAGTCAGGTAAGTTGTTTGGGCGGACCGTTTTACCTGCTCCTTTGAACCCTTTCAAATGATATACGTACCAGAGAAGTTCCGGCCAAAGCACCCATTTCGCTATCCAGAGGATAACCATACTGACTTTGAGCGCTGGTATTACGAGAATCACCACTTAGGCACGGAGGATCGCGAATATCTGCCTGTCTTCTGGACAGCATATTACTGCAGGCACAAGTTCGGGCAGCACAAGCCGGCAATGGTTGACCTGCAGAAGTTCCTGAACGGACTGGATCGGTCGAAACGGTATTACACGATTGTGCAGTACGACCACGGTATTCAGAACGACCTGAAAGATCTGGATATCATTGTATTCAGCATGTCGGGTGGCAGGACGGATTACCCGCTGCCACTGATCGCCCAGGCGCACGAGTATTATCACATGCCAGTGAAGCGCCGGTACCTGTACAACTTCATTGGGAATCTAACTCACCCGATACGGGAGGAACTAGTTAAGCTGACTTACCAACGAGGCGCTTTAATCCGGACGCATAAGTACAGTATCCAGGCTTTCTGCTCTGTTCTGATGCAGTCAACTTTTACACTATGCCCCAGGGGTTTCGGCCCTACTTCCTTCCGGGTTCAGGAAGCATTGCAATATGGCTCTATTCCGGTCTATATAAGCGATGAATTCGTAATACCGCATAATATACCATTCGACGAGTATGGGGTGATTATAGAGGCTGAGAATGCGCACAGCGTACATGAGATACTATCTGCTATACCCGAAGAAGAGATTATAAGGAAACAACGGGCAATACCGGCCATTTACGAGCAGTATTTTACTTATGAGGGCAACCAAAAGATGATACAAATGGCAGTTAACAATGTTCCTATGCTTTCAGGAACCAGCTAAAGAAGGTATTCAAGAAGTACCGGCAGGTATCCAGACAGTCGGCCTGTTGCGCCGGATCTTTACGGTTCTCTTTGATGATCATCCCCTCTACGTCCACACGAACGTTCTTCAGGTCCCATATAAGGGCCTTCATCTTCTCTTTGTGCAGTACTATCGGGTGCCTGTGGAAGATCGCGTTTACGAGCACTCTATTCTCTTCTAATGACGGGTTAACAGCCGGCACTTTAAGCTGTGTTATAGAGAGGTTCAGCTTCTGTTTGATTACAGTATAGTAGTTAGAGTTATCCTTAACCAGGGCAGAACTGTTTTTACCGGTAGCGTCCCCAGTTACCCAGAACACTCCTCGCGGATAGTTAACGTTGATGTAGTCGCAAAGCTCGAATATGTTAGAATTACCTAATTTGATTTGCTCGATACCGAATATCTTACCCTCATAGAACTGCCATACGCTGCAGGTGATTGGGTCCTTGTTAAAGTCGAATGATAGATAGATCTCCTTGCGGATGTCCAGCGCTGGCTCTCCCAGGTGCTTGTCGTCTGAGTAGGAGTAAACAAACCGGTTATCTTTCTCGTCGAAGTTGGTCCAATCGCCCTCTATGAACTGTTTTTGATATCGCTCATCCATCTGCCCCCATATGTCCCATTGATCCGCTGTCACAAAAGCATTGTCTGTAGGCAGAGCGTGTTGGAAATATACATCTGGCGGCAATTCGTTATTGATCCATTTAATGAAAAACTCTTCCTTTGGCCATTTTTGGGTAGGATTCAGTGTCCCAAAGGTGAATGCTGGTGGCATTGGGTCGATATACCAAGAGCCGCAACGAGAGTTCCCTATCTGATATGATTTCTTATTTATCTGTTCCAGCTGCTCCCAGAATATACCATTTGTTTCAAGCCCCAAGAAGTCATTTAATTCAGGGTCCTGCTTGATATTCTCTCCCTTAAAGAAGATCTTTGAATCCTTTTTGTTATAGGCGAAGTAATTGGCCCGATCCCGGTTCCACTTCCAATTAGTAGAGCCCCTTATAATCTTCTCAAATGAGGGAATTGTAGTTGCCTGAAGTACAGGGAAGTCTTCTCGTATTGTATGCCACTTCGAACCTTCATATCGGTTCGCTAAGTAAATTAGATCCCATAAGGTAACATAGGTTTTTCCGCCCCTAATCGCGCCACCATACAGGAATTTACGGTAGTTAGTAATCCCATTACAAGCCTTTACCAACTCAATAAAGTACTCGTACTGTTTGGGATTTTTCTGTAAATCTACGGTTGGCGTATAAATCATATTTCGAGTATAGTACCATCAGGCAACTTTGCAGACGGCCTCTTCTCGTTCAGGGATTCTCCGTCTGTAGTTACATCTATATTTTGCTGCGCTTTGCCCTCTACCCTATCAAATACTTCTCTAATAGCATATACATCACCCTTTGCTGCCTTGGTAAGCAGCGCTCGGGTGATGATAGCCTTTGTGGGGACAGGTACACGTATCTTTCGCTTCTCTCCTGTTAACACATCTATGCCTTCTATTATAATGTCCTTTTTGCTATCCAAATCCTTCATCAGCATTTCAGTCAGCATCTTAGTAGACCCTCTGTAGTTTTTGGGCTGATTTGAGCTTGAAAACCTGGTTTTTGCACCATCTTTCAGTATGTCCTCTTTCGTTCTTGGCATATCGGTTTTATATCCGAATTATATTGTTTTAATAAGCAATTTGTCTTTAGTCCCTTCTTTCACCTTCCCGCCCTCTATCCATTTCAAATAATCATTATTTATGTTGGTCCGCTCTCCTGGCAAGCGCGGTATTTCACTCCAAAATTCACCATCCAATAGCCTACCTGCCGCTTCGGGGTAACTTCCGCCCCATTGCTTATGAAAGAACTTAACGCCTTTATCTATGCAATGATCACGAATTGTTCTTACCCAGTTGGCCCGATCCTCTCTTACTTCCCATTTCTTGGCTGTCCTATTATATCTAACCAGTGCTCTATTGTTACATATCTCCTCATTCCACAAATGGGTTCCGCTTTCTCCTCCGGTTATGGCCCACTGAATGCCTGATAAATCCTGTTTACTGAATTCAATTGCGCTGATCAGTGGCTCATAGCTTATGAACCTGATTTCCGCGTCTACTTTCTTTAAGATGTCCAACCGACTCATAGCTGCTTGATCTTCTATTGTTGTCCCGGCCCAGAAGTTGAGTGGTAGCTTCCGTTCTCTTGAGAATTTCAGCATAATATCCGGTCGCTTTGTGAGTACCTGATATTCGTGCTGCGGGGTTTGCTCTATCACGTCTACTACCTTATGCCTGTATTCATTTGGTACTTTATCCCAAAATAGGTCGCTCATACTATTGGCGAATATCAACGTTGGAGACTTTAGCTTAAACGGCTCTTTCAACTTATGCTCTCGAATTGTTAAATCAAATCCATGAGGGAATGAAGATGTGCCGTTATACTTTTCTGCCAAAGTAGCAGCATAACAATACTTACAGCCCTGGCTGATTTTTTGGCATCCACTCATTGGATTCCATGTTGCCTCTGTCCATATAATACCTGTGTTGTTCATGATTAAATGATTTTGGATTAATTTATTTTATAATCCAAAAGTAATTGGCAACCAATATATAAACATCAATCAGATTGGTATTTATTATATTATAATACCAACTAACCTATATCACAGGCACATACTTTTCACCGTTTAGCTTTATTGCTACCTTCTTCCCGTCATTTTTCATGTGCTCTGTGAGTCTGTTGATTATTATCTGAACATTTTTTGGATCTTTTTCCATTCCATAGCAAGTCCTATCCATTTGCTCACTTGCAATTAATGTGCTACCTGCACCAAGAAACAAGTCAACAACGATATCTCCTTTTATGGAATAATGTTCTATGAACTTTCCAGGAAGTTCGACCCTTTTTGCCTGCTTGTGCCCATGATTTAATTCAACTTTGTCTGAGTGAATCTTTGAGCATTCGATGAGTGTGGAAAATCCATCATTTGTATTGATAAACCGTCCCTTCCCCTTATTAAACTCCGCTATTAAGTCAACACGAGTCATGGGCTGGTTGTTTGACACTAACCGTGCCTGACGGAAGTCTACAGCATATATTTTCTTGAAATAATCAATATTCTTAGCGCTTATCTCTATAATCTTCCTGTCACTGTTCATTATGAATACATGGCAATCTTCCTTTGATATAATAAATAAATTCGATGAGTAATCATCTTCAAGATCATAGGGGGGATCAGTAAATACCAGATCTGCTTTTTCTCCGCCCATAAGCCTATCGACATCATCGATATTGCAGCTATCTCCACATAATATACGGTGCCCTCCAATTTCGAAAAGATCGCCTGGCACAATATCAGTTTGCACATCTTCTGGCACCTGAAAGCCATCGTCTTCTGGAGTAGCTTGTTCATCATCAATTATGGGAATATCTAATCCCCACTCAACTAATTGGTCTTCCTCCCATTCATTTGCCAACATTTCATAATCCCATTCTCCAAAACCCACATTGTCCTTTATAATAAATTCTCTTTGTTGATCTGGTGTAAGGTCTGATGCTTTGATGATTGGTACCGTTTTTAATCCTGCCGCCTCGCAAGCTTTTAGGCGCATGTTGCCTCCCAATACTATCATTTCATCATTCACCACGATTGGCCTTATTTCGAGCATTTCAGGGAAAGACAAAATAGATTGAACAAGTTTTTTAAACTTATCATCTTTTATCACCCTTGGATTATTTGGATTTAATTTAACCTCGTCAATTTTTACAGAGATGACATCCATAGTATAGATACTATCTATTATTTTACACAAAGGTATAGATTTTATATATGGTATAATATACCACTCTTCAAACCAGACCAATATTATTCACCAAACTTGAAAAAATAATTTGTTTATTCAAATTATGTTCTTACCTTTGAGTTGTTAATGAAAAACAAAAACCTCAAAAACACAAAATCATGAACAATCAAATCGCAATTCACGAATCAGCAACATCTGACAAAGTAGAAAAATTCGTAGAGCTCTCTTCTTTTACTCCAGCATTTCAGGAGGCATATGAAAACAATCTAATCGATGGTTGTTATGTAAATGAGGATGGAGAGATTGTAGCTCGGACAATCCACAATGACATTATTGAAGGAGTAGTAGTTGAAAATTAATTGTACCCCTCCGGGGGAATTCTATATATGGAGAAAAATAATAACTATGGCGGCGCTCGGAAAGGTGCCGGCCGTCATTCTGCGAAAGAATTGGGCATTGAGAAGCGGGTTCAGCTCCCGCTTACCATACATCCCTCCGTCATGAAGGCCTTCAAAAAAAAATACGGCCGGGGATGGTCCCGGCGGGTGGAGGAGCTGATAAAGCAGGATCTTGACAACCAGGCATAAAAAAGCCCGGCTTTTGCCAGGCACTTTTACGATCGGGGACACCCCGGTCCAATACTTTTCCATTAACGTTCTGCTTTCTGGTTCCAGGAGGATTCAAATGGTACTACCCCTATTGCATGCATTCATTTCATTGTGGCTGGCCGTATCACAGCCCTTTGGACTCAACTACTATTAATGGCTGGTGCCGACTTCCTGTGATCCCTCCTATTCGGGCAGGTGCTTTTGCTTAGCCAATGGCCCCTCATACAGAACTTGTACAAAGATATTATATAATGGATACGCGGCAAAATGTTTACATTTTACCGTCGCTTAGGGTGTTTTACCGGCATTTTTATTACACTTTTACACAATTATGTATACTCATGAATCCGCTTTGGTGTCTATATTCTGCTGCTGCGCTAACTTCTCATTTATCTTTTCCAGGTAAAACACTATATCGTCCACCCTGAACACCCAGCGTGCTAGGAGAACGAATGCAGCAAAGAATAGCACGATGCCGCCAATAACGGCGATCATTTGACCATTTGTCCATGATATGTATATTTGAGGTTAAAAAATCAGACCTAATGTAAGGATGCCTGCGCTCTTCGGATTGTCTGGTGTAACATCCCGCCCGTTTATATCAAATTTGTCGTATTTGAAACTATAAGCCCTCTGTGTATATGACAGGAAGAATCCTACCTTATTTGCTTTATAAGACACCCCCAAGCCACCGCCGTAAAAATACTTCCCCTTCATTTTAGAATCCATAGGCACAGCAGTAACATCCTGTCCAAGTCTGGTCTTCCCATTATATAATTGATATCCAAATTGCCCAAACGCAAAAGGAGCAAATGCATTGACTGGATACTTAATTCGTATATCCCCGTAGAGTGGAACCATCGTCTCCCCCTTGAATCGAGTTAGGTCCGCGCCGGCCCCAATACCTAAGTATTGGTTGATTCCAAATGAGTTGACGAGCGAGATCCCTGGTTGATCAAAATCATGCAAAATAGCGCCTATATATGCCCTACTATGCCTTTCTTTCGTTTGTGCAATAGCTAAAGAGGGAAACATTAAAACAAGGAGTAACAATCTTTTCATGTGGAGTATCTATTTTTGTTAATAATTAGTTAACTCAATTGTTAACGTGAATGTTAAGCGTATCACAACGCAGATACGCTGCGTTTAGATTCTGGACTTTTATTTAAATTAGTATCTATTTAATTATATTTTTTATCTCGGGGACAATACCAATTTTAGGTTTCGACTAGCTATGCATGCGAACTATTGTTATAGTGAACCCAGAACTATATCCTTTGCTATGCATTCCAGAAAACCAAACTATATGCCTAATTCGATTTACCGCTTACGCCTCAATCTTACAATTGTTATGAAAAATCTAAAGCATAAGTATGCACCTAAAGGTCAATTTTTTATTTCTCACGCTCCAACTCCTGGTATGCTATCTTGGTTTCGGCGTCCATTTCATCCATCACCTTCTTTATCGGTAGCCCCAGTCGCTCCGATTCAGATTTTGCTACCCTTTGATATAGCATCTTTAACATTGCAAGATTGTAATTGTTCCAATCGCCTGGCTGGCTTGGAATGAAATTGCCGGCTAACTCCTCTTTATAATATGCTTTGAAGTCATCAATGTGTTTTTGTTTTATTTCCTCGCTCCCTCCCAATAGTGCGGAAAAGTAGCTTCTACTTAGTCCTATTCGTTTTGCCATTATCTCAATGGTAATCTTCTCGCCATTGCTTTTATATAAAGACTTTACTGCGTTCACCAGTGAATTCAACTCTTCTTTGAGATTCATCTAATTAAGGGTTGTTTTTTTATACAAATTCTAAATGTTAGAAATTCCAACACAAACACTTGTTTTGTTGGAATTTCCAACATACATTTGTATTGTTAACGCGAAGGTAGCCTACCAAGATGGCTACAACAAGCGTAAAACTACGGAAAAATGAGAATACCAATTACAAAGAAACAGATCAAGGTTGCAAAGAAGAGTGTTAGGGCTCAGCTTAAAAACGCCCGTATCACTCTGAAAGATCTGGCTGCGGATGATAGATGTCCAATCGGATATCAGACTGTGAAGGAGCACTTTAGCGAAGGCCACCCTTACTGGAACCAAAAGGTAACTGATCTCGCCCTGGAAATGATCGAAGAGAAGAAATCCGCATTAATCACCACAAAATAAATCCACGGACATGAACACGATATACAACTTCCTTACACAGACCTACGTACCGCAGATTCCAAACTACATGTCTGTTGGTTTTGGTCTGGCATTGGGCGCCGCTATTGTTGTCTTATTAAGACCTAACGGCCTTATTCGTCACTTCATCAACTACGGCAAATAATGCGCTACATGGTTCCATGTCTCGGATGTGCGATCCTGTTATTTGGTTCCGTCGGTATGTTGTACGCAGGCCTGGTTGAGTTGCTGCCGAAGCTGTGTGGCCTTTTTCTTAAACTGATTCATTTAATCTATTAATACCACGAGTTATGAACACCGTTATATACAGAACATATTTAGGCAACAAGAAGGGGACGATAGATGCTCCTGCTTACTTCGCTGACGCTCACATTAAAAGATATGTATCGATTAAGGAGGATGGTACAATCATACAAGTGATTAATACATCACTTCCTGACAGATATCCATATAGATCCATAACAGTCCAGAACCTTGCTGACACCACTTTTGAATTGGATTATATGCGTCCAATCGATGAACAGGAGTTCAATACAGCGTACGATGGATGCCTGCAAGATATCAATAAAGAACGTTGCTTGCGCAACTGCATTATAGACGATACACTAACCGGGTCTTAGTCTTTTTACCTGGGGATTCTTTCACCTGATTTTTCACCTTTCATTCCTTAATAAAATGAGTAGACAAATACGATTTCGCGCATGGGATTCTGAAAACAATAAATTTTTGTGGACAGGATTTGATAAGCACCTGACGGAATCTCACGAAGATAAGCCACAAAACATACGCAAAGGTAATTTAATCCTACCAATAGGAGATGGCATTGTGTGGCAGCAATGCACTGGCTTAAAGGATAAAAACGGCTTACGCATTTATGAAGGTGATATACTTCATTCAGAAAAAGGCCACACTGGAACCGTCGTTTGGATAGACGCAATCGCTTCGTTCGCGGTGGAATGTGAGGACGGTAAGTGGGCATTAAATGAAGGAGACGTAAGCAGACCATCCATCCTTACCTACACCTCAGTTATCGGAAATATATTCGAGCATTCCGATTTACTCACCCCAAAATCAGTCGCACCGTGACAACGCTTTTAAACCTGCTCTACACCGCGCCGATCGTTGTCGGGATGATCATAGCACTGATCGCGTTTGTTGCAATATCCGCCCCTTGGCGGCTGATGTGGGAGTGCTTATTACTCGCCAACACAGCTATGGTGATACTGATAGCGTTCTGGATCTCGGAAGCTTGGAGGGCATTCAAAAAGTGGATGCGCAAGCCTTCGAGCTGGGAAGATGATTTGCCTGATTTGTTCATCTAAAAACACACGGCTATGGGATGGTTATTATGTGCAGGAATGATAGTAGTGGCTTTGTTGTACGTAGCGGCTGAAAAAACGCCGGTTTCTGAAGAACACCATAACACTGAAGAAGATGTTGATCACACTGTCACTTTTCGCGATCGTAGCGTTAGCATGTGCAAAATGCGTGAGTTGGAACCGGAGCAAATGAATTGAGATGAAAGGAACTGTGCGGCTTGAAGATGAGCGTGGACTGAATATCTGCAGGCGATACAATGGTCGGAAGAACAGGGAGGATATACTGGAAAAACTGATAAAAAGATACCGGTTATCAATTTATACAATAACGATTATACCAGATGACCACGAGACGACAGGACACGATATTGAGCATCGCAGGAACAATATTTTTTGCAATACTTGTTGCGCTTCTTGTGTGGTGCTGTAAGACGCTACAATAGATATAGGTTAATAGGACGATCGGACGCGGGAGGTATCCACCTCCTGCCACAACAAAGAAAGTTCTTTTACATACTGGACAAAAATATTGCGGGAAAGGGTTTTAGGCGAGAAACCCATCCACCTCAGTACCGCAAAACATTGCGGGAAGGGGGTATGCCTTTTTTCATAGCCATATCTTCCCTCTCCCCTGCTTTATTGCTCTCGTTAGAAACCAAACATGAAAATAGGGATGGTTGCCCCACGAGGAACCAACGTCGCGTAGATGTTAATACCGAAATCCTCTGTTGGGAGAGAGCAACCTTTTTTCATAACGTGGAATTTTAAAGGGAAACCGGCTATCTCTATAGCTGGTACTTAAAAAGAGGAGGACAGCATCACTGCTGGTTTTATATATGTAACAGTGAACAACAGGCCTGAGCAAGATCGAAACCAAATTGTAAGAATGAAGATTTACTCGTGAAAAAATAAATAGACCGCCGGACGGCCTGCCGGCAATCTGGAGGGATGTTTAGGACAGAGCTATCGACGGGTAGCCGGGGTTCGATTCCCCTCTCTCCACATCCCACTTAGACAGACAGAACGATGTGAGTAGGGCGACATGACGCTTGGTATTAAACAGCATTTCTTTTCGGGATAATGGTAAGCCCGTGGTGACAACAGAAAATGTTGTGGACTTCATGGAAAGAAACGAAAGCATCTGATAGCCGGGAAAGACCGGCACTTTTAAACTCTTTGACTGGCGAGTCTGAACGCCGTGCCGGACCGAACACCGGGAATGCTCCGACGAAGGAGACGAAGGCCAGACGTAAACTGGCAAATGGACAGGTGGCGAAAATGGTAAACGCTATCATTAAAGTAAACAGATAACATGGCAAAGAATTTAGGAAAACGGGAACGAGCGGCAAGAAAGCGCAGAATATCCATGCGCAAAACAGGTCACACAACGTACTATACTACGTGTGCGAATTGTTCGAAGCCGGGGACGTGGAAGTTCGGCCCTGCTAAGTCTAAAAAGATTTTTGCTCCTAAAAGATTGCTCTGTGGTCAATGTCGAAGTGGTAATAAGACGTGCGCTGGTGTCCCGGCCGTAGGTTCTTAATGCAGGTTCGAGCCCTGCCCTGTTCACGAGTTGTTATTGAAAAAACGGTCATCAGACCATCCGGGATTTAAAGATGCAGGGGATAACAAGCCGGTATCCTGAGCAGAAAAGCGGTTGCATCTTAACCAAAGCTCTTTGTTATGAAGTAGTCAATTATTCGATCATGAGGCTACAACCGTGTCGTGGACATGATCGAGACAGGACTTTTTAGGAAAGCAAACCAGGCGGCATAGGTACATTATTCATAGTTGTGTTAGTGTTAAGCTTCCGCCGCCTGGCTTTTAAAGAACAGTGAACAATTTATCAAACCATCATAAACATCTTACAAATGTCGAATACATCACTAGGATCTATCAACCTGAATCCAGACCTACTGAAGCCGATAGTTGAAACTGAAATTAAATCAGCCCTTACACGCGCTTTAGGCGATCCTGAAAAAGTAGTTGCATCCATCGTTGCACATTGTCTCAATGACAAAGTGAACGATAAAGGCTACAAAGGTCAATACAGCTCGGACAACACTCACAATTTTATGGACATCGTATTTAGAAACATCATCCAGGAAACTGCCAAGCAGGAGATGATGAAATGGGCAGCAGAAAACACTGAGATTATCCGTGCGGCAGTGATAAAGGAAATATCCTCTAAGAAAGGAGCTACATCATTTGCTAAAGCTATGGTAGACGGAGCGGTTGCCTGCATGCAGAACACGTACAAAGTAAGTGTTGAAATGAAAATGTCTGTAGGCGGAGACAAATATTAATCCACGTTCAAGACATTAAAAAGGCCCTGTGCAGCAACACAGAGCCATCCATTAAAAATTGTATAAAACAACTTCAAAACAAAGGTATGGAAAATAACTTCAACAAAATTAAAGAGGCGGCATTGGCGATTCTTGCTACTAAGAACCCTTGCCACGAACAACTACGACGGGTCAGAAACGCTCAAACAGAAGAAGATCTGCTACAAGTTGCAAAAGACAATTTAGACTGGTGTTCTGAGAATGGCGCATGTCCGGACGATATACTGAAAATGTTTACCCCTGAAAAATTACTTGCTGCTGGCATTGCTAATACAGGAGAAGGCAATACTGGGTTAGCGAACACCGGCGACAGGAACACCGGCTCCAGGAACACCGGCGACAGGAACACCGGCGACAGGAACACCGGCGACAGGAACACCGGCGACAGTAACACCGGCTCCTGGAACACCGGCTACAGGAACACCGGCTCCAGGAACACCGGCGACAGGAACACCGGCGACAGGAACACCGGCGACAGTAACACCGGCTCCTGGAACACCGGCTACAGGAACACCGGCTACAGTAACACCGGCGACAGGAACACCGGCGCTTTCTGCACCGGATCTGCCCCCTTTCCCATTTTTAATCAGCCTTCCAACTGGACTGAACAACAGTTCAAAGACAGCAAGGCGTTCTCTTTACTCTGCCAAGTGGACACGAAACAATGGGTACCTTCCTCTTACATGACGGAAGAAGAGAAGGCAAAATATCCATCACACACCACCTGCGAAGGATACCTAAAGGACATTCCTTTTAAAGAAGCATTCCAGAATGCTTGGCATAATTGGTCCGAAAGCAACCGCAAAGCATTCTATGAGCTGCCAAACTTTACCTGGGAAATATTCACTGAAATCACTGGAGTTAAACCTGAATAATTCATTTAATAGAAATTGATAATCACATGGGAACAGAAATAACATCAGCGATGGAAAATGCGGTTATGGTTCCGGAAATGGTCGAGCAACCATCTTTCTATCCAAACGCATCACTCCTAAAAGTAACACCTGAAGAACAAAAACTGCTTGAAGAATCAATAGACCCACTACAGGTAGAAATAAGGCCTGACGGTCTTATATATCTTCCTCAGGCATTCGTACGGATGAAGCTAAATAAAACTTTTGGAATTGGTCAGTGGGCATTAGTAAAGAAGGATGTCAAGGTTGATTCGGGGGCAAATAAATGCTACTATGATGGCATACTTCTGATACGTGGGTGTTATGTATCTGAAGCAGTTGGGGAGGCTGAGTATCATGTGTCTAATAAAATGCAATCATGGGCTAGTGTCTCCGAATCTGCAAAGTCTGATTGTATTGTAAGGTGTTGTAAAGACTTAGGGGTAGCCACTGAGTTATGGCAGCCTCAGTTCAGTAAAGAATGGGTAAAACAGTATGCAATTAAGGTATTCGTAGAGATAGAAAGAAACGGGGTCAAGAAGAAGGAAGTGAAGTGGAGAAAAAAGACAGACGAACCATTCTGGAATGAATGTGGTCAACCACACGGCCAACAGAAATCACAAGCAGAAACAAAATCTGATGACTCACCAGACGAAATAATGAAAAAGGAATGCCTTAGCCTCATCAACAAAGCTACTGAGTTGTCAGACCTAAAAACGATTAAGGAGATGTATAAAGAGCTTATCAATAAGGACAACTCTGTATATAAAGCTATCGCAGCTAAAGGAAAGGAACTTACACCTGCCGCTCCGGCACAAAAATAATGTCATGACTTCCAGTAAAGAACTATTCGAACAGGAACGGGAACAAATGGATAACCCCACTCCTGCACCAAAACCAAAGAAGTCAATTTTTAATATTCGTCAGGATCATATGTCCCTCTTGGCTGAGATTGAAGAAAATGACGGAGAGATCTCTGAACAGATGTTATCTGCCCTCAGACTCAATGAAAAGGAATTTAAAGAGAAAGCTATTAGCTATGCTTACGTTATCAAAAAGATGGATGCTGAGTCTGATGTCATCGCCGCAGAAATCAAGCGTCTGCAATCACTAAAGTCGAAAGCGGACAAGAAATCAGAACTATTCCGGAAACTCATTGATGAGGGCATGCAGCAATTTGGTTACGACAAGGTGGAAAGCGAAACGCTGAAAATAACTTATCGCAAGACCTCTCCCGTTGAACTGAAAGACGACTTTGCAGACAATATCCTCCGATACGTGAAAGTTGACTTTCAGGTAAACCCGGAAATGTCCGACGAGGCCGCGGAAGCAGGTATAACCGATGAAGTGTTGGCTGTTTTTAACGTAACCGCATCAGCAAGCAGGGAAAAGATAAAAGAACAATTGAAGGCTGGCGTAAAGATACCAGGAGCCTCAATTGAGGAAAAGAAAAGCATTCAAATTAAGTAACAATGGACTTATCAAAGAACGTAATCAGCCCGGAAGATCTCCTGAAGATGGCCACAGAGTTTGAGCCTATTATCAAAATGAAGATAGTGACAGAAGATCCTGAACAGCTGGTATCCAGGTCAACACATATCGCCTCAATCATGGCGACAACCGGAAAGATGCTGGCAGATGCAAAGTACTGGAGGGATAAGGCAATAAAAAACAGCGTGCTCACTCAACTGAAAGATGCCAAACGGTCTACCTTGCCAGCTTCTGTAATGAATGAGTTGATCAAAGCTGATTGCCATGATCTGAACTACCTGGTTAACTGGATTGAACAGCAGGACAAGGATTGTAAATACCAAATCGAGCTGTTACGGACTTTGATAAGTCTACGGAAACAGGAAATGGCAACTTTTAACAAATAAATTATTGCGCATGCAAGAAGGCAGCCTTTTGGAGTGTATTACAAGTGGCATTTGGACAGAAAAGCATTCAGGTGAGCAATTCAATGGACCAGTTAAAGGCGGTATATATACCCATGCCGGAAACTACAATTCAACTCACATTTTTTTGGCAGAGTTCCCTGAAATATATCCTGGATATTCTGCGCCATCAGCTTTCAACAAGGCTAACTTCCGCGAGATCCAGCCTCCGATGTCCATTCCCGAATCACTCTTTAATCAATCACCTAAAAAAGTTACAGTATGAACTATAAACCTTTTGACCTGCAGAAAGCATTGGCGGGAGAGCAGGTGGTAACAAGATTGGGTAAAAAAGTGTCACAACTGACAAGGTTTACTGGCGTATCAAGCTTTCATTATCCATTGATAGGTGTCACTGAAGAAGGAAGATACCTATACTGCAAAGAAGACGGTAGACAATCTGACAATTCGAATAGCATAATTGACCTCTTCATGGCTCCGAAGAAGAAAACGGTGTGGGTGAATATGTGGAGCTTGTACGGACGAATATCCGTCTCGCCAAATCCTTACGAGTCAGAAGAAGAGGCTCTAAAAAAAGAGGTATGCACTAAAGATCACTACATCGGCACCTACCCCATCGAAATCGAAATCTAACTCTAATTCAATTAGAGATTAATTAGTCATTAATTAGTGAACAATGGAAGAACAGAAGTATTACACGCCCTCGCCGGAGGATATTAGACCAGGACTGGTGTTTGAACACAAAAGGTGGATAGATGGTGAAGATACCGGCTGGGCTACGCGGATAATGCCGGCCAACGGGATAGTTATACAGAATATCCTGCAAAGAATGATGCAGCCCCATATAACAGTTCGTGTCCCGTACCTCACCGCCGAGCAGATAGAGGCTGAAGGATGGAAATATCTTCGTAAAAATGGGTACAACAACAATGTGTACGAGTTGATTAAAAATGGACTGTATTATACGTTGCATTTCAATCAAAACCAGAAGTTCAATGTAACAGTTCACACGCACGCCGATAAATCATTCAGTGGTACATGCCGCTGCATAAACGACCTGCGCCTTATCTGCAAGCTATTAGGTATCTAATCCCTTACACCATAAACTCAGTGAACAATGAAAACGAAGCTCCTTAAAAAGGTAAGATCCCGCTTCTTCTTCACTTGGGATTCCACCAAAGGCATTTGGCGCATACGAGATGCAACCCATTTGGATTTAATCGCCGAAAAGAAAACAACGCATGGGGCATTAGACTATATGTGTTGTCACTTCCTATCGCTCAGCCAGATGATAAAATGGTACAATAAGCTTTACCGCCTCTATTATTAAAACTCAGTGAACGATGTCAGATTTAATCGGCCAAACAGTCTCCTACAACCACAAAGGGGTACTTACACAAATCAAGGTGCTAAACATTGTGCACCGGCACGGCCAAGCGATATACGAGATCTTCTACCCCGCTACCAAGAAGTTTGGCGAAGCTCTGGTAGAGATATTCAACCAGCGGTTTAAAAGCCATCCACGCCGTAAGTTGGAGAAACGCTGGCGAAAGGGCGCCAAAGGGAAGCAGAAGAACAAGAACATTATTGATTAATCCAAATATCCGTCCGATGAGTAAAAACAGAATTCACCCAGCCAACAAACCGGCACTTAAAAGCCAGCGAGATAAAATACTCGCCTGGTTAGAAAAAGGTAAGACCATTACACAGCTACAGGCTTACAACCTCTTCCGATGCACTCGCCTTGGAGCACGTTTGTTTGAGCTCAAACACATGGGACATGTGATCCAGTATAAATGGATCAAGACAAGAACGGGTCAGGTGATAAAGCAGTATTCATTGATTCAATATCAGGCAGGAATTTAAATTAACGAACATGACTGAGGATAGAGAATATTATTTCAGCCAGCTTAACGATTTGAAAGAGTTCTACTTAACTCATCATGACAAGATAATGGATCTGGCATTGAAAAGCCCAACTCAGTTCTATGGAGTATATGTTGTCAATTATTCGCTTTTCTTCTCTCCAATAGAGGAGATGGCATGGAATGCCATGAGGTGTAAAGGTGGCATAACGCTATATCCTCAATACCCGGTTGAGAATTACTTCCTAGACTTTGGAAATCCTTACTACAAAATTGCGCTTGAACTTGATGGTAAAGAATACCATAAAGACAAGATTAAAGATGATGTTAGGGACTCCAGATTAATCGAGCTCGGATGGACTATATATAGGGTAACAGGCACGGAGATGTACCGAGACTTCAAAGACTTCAATGATTGTTACGAATTAGGATTAGACGAATCCGGTACCTGGGAATATATTGATAGGTGGATAAAGAATACTGGAGATGGCGTAATTGAGGCGATAAAACAGATACATTTCAGGAACCACCCTGCTGAATCGAATAGTTTTGGACGAAACAGCGTGGAGTTTTACAATCTATGTGAAACAAGTTTATCTATACATAAAAGCAGGAGGTTTCATGGCAAAGATTAGGACAATTAAGCCGGAGTTCTGGGAGGATGAAAAGTTGGGGCGCTTGAAAAGAGACTGTAGGTTACTTTTTGCCGGCATCTTCAACTTTGCGGACGATGCAGGAGTAATTAAATCTAATCCTGTTTACATTAAAAGCCGTGTCTTTCCTTATGATGAAGATTTAAGAGTAAGTGAAGTAAAGCAATGGCTTGATACCCTGGTAAATGCCCGGATGCTTATACCTCTCGAATATAACCAGGAGAGCTATTACATAATCCGCACATTCAATACACATCAGGTTATTGATAAACGTTATGCTCGTTACTCAATTCCGTTACAAATCATAGAATCCGCCATAATACAGCATTCAGATGGACACACCGTTAACACTACGGGAACACATAGTGAACTCGTAGGGCGCTCGGCGCAGGAAATGGAAGGGAAAGGAAATGGAAATGGAGGTGGAGGTGGAAATAGCAACAACCCGACACCGACTGGATCTGTGATGAAGAGTATTGATGACCTGCTTACTGATTGCTTGGCCGATAAGATAAACTTCGTCGAGCATGTAATGCGACAAAACAAAATCGGTGAACTGCAGCTTACAAATGCTATGGGTGCTTTCAATTTGTATCTGAAATCTGGAGGGGAACTTGTTAAGCAAGACAAAGACTATCGGTTTCATTTCCAGAACTGGTTAAAGAAACAGGATTTGAAACAGTTTCGCATCAATCCACAACCACGCGGAAGTAACGGCGCAGTCCTTAAAAACATCGGCCTAACATGACACAAGCGAACGTACTATTCGACAAAGACTTGGAAAGAGTTGTTTTGGGCGCCATTCTACTTGAAAAATCAGCAATTGCCCGTGTTGGCTCTCTCTTTAGACCGGAGATGTTCTATGTGGGACAGAACGAAGTGACTGCAAGTGCGATTTTAAAGGCATATAAGGCAGGGATACCAATAGACCTCACAACGATATGGACAGAGATAAGAAAGTCGAAAAATGAGCACCTTATTACCGCTGGTGAGCTGGCCGGATACACGAGGGATGTTGTAAGCTCTGCCAACTTAGAGGTACATATGGCAAAACTCGCCGAACTATATCTCTCCCGCGAGGTACAGAAAATGGCAGGTAAAGCATACGGAACCGCTGGTGATTGGGCACAAGATCCCTTCGAGATGATCAACGAACTGCAGACGGACCTGACAAATCTATTGGCAGGCACCATGCAGGGAGGATTAATCGGGATTGATCGATTAATTACTGGAACATTGCGATATATCGAATCACTAAAGCCGGACGTAGTTTCAGGAATTGAGACAGGCCTTGCGGATTTAGACAACATTTTCTATGGGTTCAAGCCACAGGAGTTGGTGATCATTGCTGCGCGGCCTTCGTGCGGGAAAACAGCTTTCGCCCTGCAGACAATGCGGTATTCGGCCAGTAAGCAGAAAAAGATGGCTTTCTTCTCGTTAGAAATGAGTGCTAACAAAATTCTGCAGCGTAACCTGGCGGCTGTATCAGGTCTTCACTTCGCGAAGATCCAAAGGAACCACCTGCAGATGCACGAATGGGATATACTCAACGATGCTGCGGCCAACCTTGCAAAGCTACCGATCTACATAGACGACAGCTTTTCCCAGTCGGTCCAGGTCCTACATAGCAAATGTACGCAGATGAAGTTTCGGCACGGGCTGGACGGTGTGATGGTAGATTATCTTCAGTTAATTGGATCTGCGAAGAATTCGAAACCAAGTAACAGAGAGCAAGTTATTGCTGGGATATCCAGAGAGCTGAAAGGGATGGCGAAAGACCTGGGTGTGCCAGTGATCGCTCTATCACAAATGAGCCGTGATATTGAGAAGGGAGGCCGGAAGGAACCAGTTCTTTCCGATCTGAGAGAATCTGGAGCCATTGAACAGGACGCCGACATTGTCCTGTTCCTAACCCCAGAAGAAACAGATAATGAGCAGTTCGGTGCAGTTAAAACGGTAAACGCCAAGGTAGCAAAGAACCGGGACGGTGCAAAGGATACTGTGCAACTTGAATTCGATGGCAACTTTATGAGGTTTAATAAACCAGGGTATGACACGCCGATCCCGGGTAACTGGAAGCCGATACAAAACTATTCAGAACCAAACGATTCACCTTTTTAACAAAAACAAATGCAGGAAAGACAATTACCGTCAATGTCAGCAATCACGGAAGATGCTACACCATTCCAGTTCGACGAATCTGGGAGGAAGAAGTTCAAAGAAGCGCTTGGAAACTTTGTGATGGCTATAAAGACCTTCCAGGAACAGGAAGAAAAAGGAGAAATGACATTGGGCTTCAAAAACACACTTGCCTACTGCCTTGAAACATATTGTCAGGAGATTACTTGCTCGATGGGTATAGAGGGTATGATAAAACAGATGAGGGATGATAGCAACAAGGAAATCCGGTCAGTGAACCAAGAAAACCGCGCATTGCGTGCTATGCTCGGTAATAAGGTTACTAACGAGGATCTGCGGGAAAGAATTAAAAACATTGATGATGAGTTTTCCCGCTGGTGGAATACTGAGGGACTTGGATTTTCTCAGGATATTACCTTCAGAAAATACCATGGACTTAGTGCAAAGTTATCCGGGCATATCTCAGAAGACTATTACAATGAGGCTACGGAGAAAGAGGCAAAGGATAGAGCTGCGGAGTTTTCTTCCAAAGGGTTTGATATTGTTAGCGATTCGCCTAACTCATTTTACGCTGGCATGACCGAAAACAATATCCGGCTTATAGAGGGCATGCTCAAATCGAAATACGCTTCCGCGAAGATACTAAGGATTGAAAGCTCGTACTATCGAGGGCTACACAAAATAAGGGATATAGAAATCACTATTTCAGACCTAAACGACTTCGATGAAAAAGTCAACGATGACCCTGTCGGAGCTGAAGCGTAGCAAGGTAGCTCACTTAAACCAGAAGGTGTTTGAGGAGGCAGAGAAGCCGGTAAAGAAGAACGGACGATCAAAGTATGGCAATAAGAAGACAGTGGTTAACGGGATCACGTTCGACAGTGAACGAGAGGCAAAGCGATACAGCAAGTTACTGTTTCTCCTGAAAAAAGGGTTCATAGGAATGCTTCGCCTGCAGGTTGAATACGAGCTGAATACAGGAGGTACCCATTCACTCAAGTATATCGCCGACTTCGTTTACATCGTCGTCGAAACTGGGGAAACGATTGTTGAGGACTGCAAAGGGCACAGGACACAGGAATACATCAAGAAGCGCCGGCTAATGAAGAAGGTGCACGGGATAACGATAAAGGAAACATAACAGTGATCAAAGAGCTGGATAAGCTCGTAAACAGTGAACAATGAAGCCCCGATTAGCCTACAGTTATGAGGATGCCTGGGAGCAGATTGACCAACTCGACACCTGCTGTAACTGTCAATTTATGGTTGATAGAGACTTGTTCGGAGGACAGTGTATAGGGCCTGAAACTGGTATCCGATTCACCGTGACTGACACCGACCGGTGCGAGTGCTTTAGGGCACGAAACAAAAAGGTTGAGTATTGGATCAGCAAGCTGGTAGAAATGGCGCTGGAATTTAGCGGTCAGAATGATTTTGACAGACGGTTGGCCTACCATCAACAGAAAGGAACAGATCACGAATTCTTATTTGGCAAAACACGGTGAACAATGAGCGACTACCTGCAATACCGGAAGAAACTTAAACTGGAAAGCAAGCCGCCCAAGCAGAAGAAGCGGTACAAGATCGCGCAGTACTCGAAGAAGCGGCAGCGGGCAAACCGGGAGTATTCCGCGAAGACTCGACCACTCTGGCAGGGCGTACCGTGTAAGATCCGATCTCCTGAGTGTACAGGCATGTCTCAAGGCATGCATCACCTTAAAGGTAAGGCAACAATCGAAGATTTGCTTAACACAGACAACATGATTTGCTGCTGCAATCCGTGCAATGGTTATGTGGAAAGACATCATGACTGGGCAGTAAGGAAAGGATTTAAACTATCACGACTTAAAAAGGAACAATGAAAACAATTTATAAGTATCCTATCCCATTTAAGGATAAATTTTCGATTGATCTTCCAAAGCATGCGTTGATTATTCGTGTTGATACAGTGGATGGCAATTCATTCCTCTGGGCGATTCATGATACCGACAACGAACTAATGACCCGTCATTTTGAATGCTACAAGACCGGCCAGGAGATTATAACACCTCTTGCACACTTATACTACTTGGGGACATGTAAAATATTCATAGGCCAGGAACTTTGCTTGTACGTTTTTGAAAACATAATAAAGTCATACAATGAAGTACGGTGAATTACCAGTATCACTGGGCACATACCATGTAGCTTGTAAAGAGATGATGTTCTACCAATACCTGCCGGTAAAGCTATCTGGCCAGGTGGCGGTAGAGACTGAGCAGCGCCTTTCCTGTTTCGACAGCCTTTTGGACATCGCGTTACAGGACTTCCATGAGACGTTTGGATCGGATGCTTACCTGAACACATACGTTTACATCACCGCGAAACGGTTATTCAACCTCCCTGGCCGTCCGTACAATCGTCCTGGATACCATTCAGATGGCTTCATGACTGACGACATAAATTACATCTGGTCTGATTGCCTGGGTACCATCTTCAATGACTCTCGATTCATGATCACGCCGGATGATCAGCTATCATTGATTGAAATGGAGCAGCAGGCCCTGTCAGCGAACGAACGCCGCTATCCTGACGGCAGCCTTTTGCGCCTTAATCAATATTGTATACACAAGGTACAGGACATTACAGCTCCTAACCTGCGGACATTCGTCAAGATATCATTCTCCCGGGACAAATACGACCTGGAAGGAAATTCACATAATTATAACCTGGACTATCACTGGGACATGAAGCCACGAAGGGCTGAAAGGAACATTCCTCAATCTTCAATCACTAACAATGGAAAACAGATATAAAACTTACACCATAGGCAGCAGGGCATTGAAGGAACTGTTCCCGGACTTCTCACGGGAGCCGAAGGATATAGACCTGTTGATCCATTCGGATGATACCCGGACAGAGCACAACTTAACAACACGAGTGGAGCTTTTACACTGCCAGCCATTATACGACTATCTGGTATTAAATGGTGTAACTGCTGATGTTCTTCTGACGCTTAAGTGCTCTCATATCTTCTGGAACATAAATTGGGATAAGCACATGCACGATATATGCTTTCTGTTCGCTAGAGGCTGTAAGATCATCCGGCCACTATTCGACCGTTTGTATGACTACTGGAACGAATGGCATGGAAAAAACAAACGCTCTCAGCTGGCAATGAGTGCAGAAGACTTCTTCAACAATGCGGTTTCCTGCCCGCATGACCATGACTGGCTACACACACTTATTAATCCTTCACCTACCTATCAGAAGGTGCTAAAGGATGGCGCCGAGGTGGATGTATCGGAGGATAAATTTAGCGCATTATCATTCAATGAGAAGTGCGACCTGGTTCGGGAAGAGGTATACGTCATGGCGTATGAACGTATGGGAAACAGATCATACAAAGCGTCTTATTACTGGATGCTGAAGAAGTTCATAATGAGCCACGCGCCGATGTGGGAAGCGCTTTTCATCCTGGAGAATTTCCGGCACTTAGACCGGCCTTTAATAAACTACAAAAACCAAATCGAAAATGGCATCAGAAAAATTCATGGGGTTCTTTCAACTGCTGGTTGACAAGAAAATAACCGTTGAGCAGCTGGGAGAAAACAGCCCGGAAGAACTGTCCAAAATGCTCGACAAGCAGGTGGCAGTTGTATTCGAGAAAAGCAATGAAGAAGTTGAAAAGATTCTTCAGGATATCGATGGCTTCCAAGGCTATGAAGAACAAATCTTCAAAGTCCTACACATCCAGCCAGACAATGTTTATGTCCAGATAAACGGACTCTATGACTCCTATGGCGGTAAAGAGTGGAAGGGTATTCCTTTCGAGGTTTTTCCTAAAACAGTGGAGCAGGTTGTCTATACCAGCGAATCAGGCGAAACGCCTTCAGTATCAGCCAAGTTGACGTTCGAACAGATCTTAGGAGCCTTACGCATGGGTGGTTGGGATAATGAGAAAATTGGTGACGGACTCGAAGAGGAGGATGAAATAGAAGGCATTGGCACCGTTGAAATGGTGAAAGACTGGGGCGGAGAAGGACAGGGAGATGACATCGGCCACGTATTTCATTTCGCACAGCATAACGTTTATATGCGCATCGATGGTTACTACCAATCTCACCACGGATCAGATTGGGATAACGACCCCTACGAAGTAAAACCGCAGGCGAAGCAAGTGACCGTGTACGAAAAACCATAAGAAGCGGGAGCATAGCCTCCCCTTCTTTCAACAAATCAGTGAACAATGAAAATAAACTGTAAGTGCTTTTTACTTGGACATAAGATCTCAGAACATACGGACGGAGGTTATCATTACTGTACCAGATGCCACGCTCACGAGTATTGGGATGAGTATTACCAGACAGTAGATGAAGAATTCAACAAGTGGCAGTTTACACTGAAGACATTCAGAAAATGGATTTGGTTCTATGTCTCTTTATACTGGAAAATGATTCGCAGCCATCTCTTTGATCGTTGCTCAGATTGCGGTAAAATAAGGAGAATCCTCTGGTGGAAAACGAAACACAAACATCACTCCTGTTTACCATTTTAAAATCAGCAAATCATGTGCAATAACTGCATAAACGCACAGCTCCAGGCCGAAAACGCGGAACTGAAACTCCAGGTTACAGCCCTCACGCAGGCGCTGGAGACCCAGAAAAGGGAGAACCAGCCGTACATAAAGGAGCTGGAAACATCCCTTGAAAGGGCAAAAAAATTGCTTAATCGCGCTAACAGCGTCTCTCTGCCTGAATGTTTACAGGACGACATTGAGCAATTCATAATATCACTAACCACCGCCGGAGGTGTAAACCCGGAGAGCGAGTAAGATGGCAAAGAAGAACGACGAAAATAAGCAAATACTCATTCAGTCATTCAAGGCAAGACAAATGCTTTATTTGTCCGGCTTCATGACTGAAAAGGAAAGTTTTAAAGTCATGGAACGTCTTAAGAAGTATCAGGACAAAAACAAGATTGTTGTATCAAAAGAAGAACTTTTCTCATGAACCAGACAATACAGGAAGCATCCGAGGCAGCGTGTCTAAGACATTCGGAACATCATTATCCAGAATCGTCTGCTATTAAAGGGCCTGATTGGGAGATGCGTAAGGGATTTTGTGAATCTAATTTCCGTGATGGGTTCATCGCCGGGGCCGAATGGGCGCAACCAAAGTGGATACCTGTAACGGAACGCCTACCGGAACTTAACCAACCGGTGATAATCCGATGCGTCAAGGTTGAATTACACTACGATTTAATATACTTTGACGGGTCATTCAACACAAAGCATATCACCCACTGGTGCGCGACTCCTGACAGCCTTTTAAGCTTCAAGCCATAACGATGGATTACGTAATACAACTCAATCGTCTTATCAATAAACTTAAAGATGCACAGGAATCAGAACATAATTTCATCTATTGTGAAAAGAATCAAAGTGTGCCAGACGCAATAGAGGGAGGGCAATTTGCAAAGACAGGCACAGAGGCGGATCAATTATCAGGTGATGGCAACACACAGCTCATTACAGACTGGATTAAGGACCTTGAATCGGAGTTGAAAAATAGAAATTAGCTAAACCAGCCCGGCGGGGATACGCGATAGCATGAAGATATCCCTTCTCTTCGCATGGTATGACTTATGGATCGGCTTCTTTTGGGACAAGAAAAAGAAGTGGCTGTACATTTTTCCGGTACCATGCGTAGGCATCATCGTTAAATTTAAAAACAATCAAACACCATGAGCACACAAAACGACGCGCATGATCAGGAAGTACGGCGGATAGCTGAGATACTGGCCAATATTGAGTTTCCGAATTGGGCTTTAGCAAAGTTAGATGTAAGTAATTCATGTCGTGATGCATGGAATATTACAGTTGATAGAAACATAAGTAAAGCCCGCGCAATGGTCGCGGAGACGGTTAAAGAGTTGATCGCATGGATGGACAATTATGCATGGACAGAGGAAGGAAAGAACGAGTATCTGATGAAACGCGGCCTTATTCCATCACCATCAAAAACCGGCGAATAATGACGTACGAAGAAAGAATAGAAGAAGTAGCCAATACATTAACTGTTCACACCAGCATCGATGACAAGATGCTGAATGATGAGCAACTATATGAGGTTTATCAAGCGGTAATAGCCATGCAGGCAGAGGCACTAATAAAGCTTTGTACAGACGCTGAACTATGGTACGTGAACGGGTTTTCAATAGACGATTATCTCAAACAAAACGGGTACATCCCGGAAAAGGAGGAAGAGTAATGAAGCCAAACGAGATTAAGTTCAAGGCTATGGGCCTTATGGCCGACGAAGGTAAAGACATCCGGTTGTCTAATACGCTCGTTGAATGTAAATCAGTAAAGCAGGGAAGTCTGTTAACATTTGGTATTGATGATGAGACAGGGAGAATGATACGGAAGCAAATGTCTGGACTGCAAAACACTCATATAGTTATTTGCTTGGTTATAAATGCCGGGCAATTTGAAGATGTACAAAAAGCTCTGAATGATGCCACAGAAAGGACAGATAACAAAGCATGAGTGGGAGTATGCGTATACACAGGGAGATGTGGTTGTCTATCAGTGTAAGTATTGCCCAACAAAGAAAATGTGTTCAAATGCCAGGCCGATTTACAGTAATGAAAATTATAATCACCTATTAGGCATTCCACCCAAATGCATCACCCGTAAAACACAAACAGATGAGCAAGTACAAATCGGACACTAAGGGAGAATTAATCCCTACTGTTATCATAGAGTTTCATGATCTGCCTGACTTATGGCTTACGAAGGAGCAATATAACAGCGAGGGAAAGTTCATTGGATTGATCAAGTCACAAGGCTTTCACATGAAAGATGTGAAAAAGGTTCATCACATATTAAAGAATCCGGATAAATATCCTACAAATGCATGGGAGGGTTAACAGATGGAGACAGTACAGCAACATGAATGGGAAAAATTCCCTGGAACCAAACACTGGGATATATGTAGGTATTGTTTAGTGTTATTCGACAGGCTACAAGACACATATCTTTTGAATGACCAAAGTTATTCTAATTCAGAGCCACCATGTATAACCAGAACAAAACAATCGGGAAACAAAAAAGCCCCGGGATAGCCGGGGCGCTTAACAAAGGGCTTGTAGGCATTATGATAATATCACCATGCTGACCACTGGTCTGATGGCCATGTAGTTGTATAGCCGTTATACGCGCTGTAGATGGTGCCTGCTGTATTTGCTTGTATGGTCATTGACCCGTTTGCCACGCCTTCGCAACTAATGTAGACGCTTAATACTTTCATCTTCTTATTAACCCACCAAAGAGGATTCCCGGGATTGTCTCCGGTGCTGGACTGTTCAAAGCAATTAGGAGTACCCCACACCCTGACGAAAGATCCGACGGCTGGTGGCGTTCTTTTGAAAACATACCTACCAACAATCTTTTTTGCGGGTGGAGTAACATGGCTGGCGAAGGCAGTACTACAAAGCAAGATCAATGCTACAGCAGATAGCGTAGCGATAAGACGACTAGTCTTTCTCATTGTTCACTATGATTTTGAGTTAAAAATATTGTACGCATCAAAGGTATCTGCTAAGTGTGAAGGTTCAGACGGGGATTTTTCCGGTATTTTGAAAGTTCAGAAAAAATAATATTTATAAAAAGTAAAATAGAATGGATGGTATGCAACGGGATAAGCCTTTGAAGAAAAGCGGACTCTATAAGTTCGCAACCGTGAAGTCATGGTTTGAAGAATCACCAGGTAGAAATATCCCGAATTATGGAGTTGACGTTCTGGCAAAGACAGAAGATGACCTCAGATGTATTATGACAATAACCAGAACTAAGTATGTTGATTATATGCAGTATATCGCAGAATATACTGCACCAACAGGATTGATAGCTGAATTTTATCCAGAATTAAATTAAAACCGCCGCCAGTCGGTTACTGGCAAAACATCAATGCGTACTTTTTTAATAATCGTACTTATAGCAAACATCCTAGTTACTTGCTATAGTTATTACATAACTGAAGTTAAAAGAGACTACAGAGTCATCGAGCAGGTTAATGATTCCACTCGTTTGGTGGAATATAAGAAACTGTACCACTACAGAACAGGGCTTGAGCGAAGAGTAGACGGTGACTATATCGAAACGGTATACTGTTATTCAGAGAACTTCCAAAGCATTGCCGAGCGTTTAGATTTTCTTTACATCAAGGAGCTTTATTATTAATTACAATACTTAATAAACCGCATCCGCCGGTAGCGGACAGTGAACAAATGATAAGGAAAAAAACTCAGACAGCCACCTTTGCCGTAATGTTTACCTCAATAGGCTGGTCAATATTTACTACCGCATCCTGCGTGGTAATGGATCACAGAAAACAGGAATTGAAATCTCAAGTGGTAGACTGTGAGCACAACAATCAACTTTTACAGAATGAGAACGCTTCTTTAAAGCGCGACACAGCAATGCTGCGATCTCACATTGTGTTATTGTCAGACAGCTTATATGAATCCGAATCCATTCCAATGTTTACAAAATGGAAACTTCGTAATTGGAAAAAACTTGCAGAAGATCACGGTTTGAAAATACAGCCTCCATCATATATCAAATAGTAGGAATAGACATTACGCCATACTTATAGAGTAAAAACAGTGAATACAGACTAAAAATACAGTGAACAATGGAAAAGATAGAAATTATTCAGTTAACGCCAGCAGAGTTTCGTGCTATCATCAGTGAGTCCGTTGAAGGCGCACTACGTAAACTAAAAGAGGAAGACCAGAAGCCATCTGACTGGGAGGATATCACAGTGGAGCAGGCAGCAGCTGAGCTGAACTGCAGCATGCGGACCATGCGCAGGCGGATGAAGGAATTAAAAATAAATGGATTCCGCGTCGGGAAGAAGATCACCCTGCAGCGAAAAGACTTAAAAAAGATCAAACAGGCTTCTTGAAAGCCGGATCGTTTGCAATCTCATGCGCGTTCATCTCCAACTCAATTTTTATGTATTTAAAGAAAGATTCTTCAGACTCATGACCAGTTATAGCCATTATCTCCCGAGGTTGCCGCCGTAGATCTCTGTACATCCAGGTTGCATAAAACCGCCTCATCGAGTGAGGACTGATCAAATCCCATCGTTTGTAATACTTTTCGATTTTCTCCCCTCCGACCGTCATAGTAATTAACTTCTCGCCGGTAATGCCAGCCGCCTTACATATCCGGGGAAGAATTCGTGAAAAAGTCTGACGAAGAAACGTGGGAATTATCCCATTGTACTTATTATATATCTCCCTTCCTATCCAATGACATGGTATAATTACCTTCTTGCCAGTCTTCTGGGTTGATAGCTCATATACGTTACCTATCAATTTATATTCATTTATTCTGTTTAAGTCCTTAACTCTAAGTGCAAGAAAACAACCATATACGAAGAGATCGCGCGCCTGCTCTTCTGACTTTCTTTTAAATGGTGTATTATATAAGGTGATCACCTCATCATATGTTGGAGCTATGGCGTCCGACTCTTCCTGGGGAACAGCAAACTCTCGATGCTCATATATCTTGTTTGCGTGATACCCCTCGTTATATGCGTACCTTAGAAATATTTCAAGATTGTTTACTATATTATAAATCGAATTCTGGGAATAGTTCTTTTTAATCAACCAGACAAGCAGTTTACGAAATATTTCGATTGTCATATCGTAGGATAGAAGGAAACCACTTGTAGGGTCGGCGGCGCATTCTTCCCATCGTTCCCTCATCCGTTGATATTGGTCTATCGAGGCGGGGCTATATTTCTTTTTGCTTTTTTTCTTTAACAACGTACCGTCCCGCATTGCCTGTATCATCCGCTTATGATCAGAGACAAAATCCCGATCAGATTTCTTTTTAACCTTATCAGGCTTGACAAGCCTATCAAGGTAGGACTCAAGCTCTGCCTTTTTAACCGGCTGCCCCAGTAATTCATATTGAAGTGAATAATTGTCAATTAGTCCTTTAATCTTCTCAATCTTTTTTGATTCGGACTTTCCAAGAGAATTACTATCTTTAACCCCAGTTGGATATCGGAGGCGGTCATCGTCGCATCTGAAGCTAACATATATATAATTGTTAGCTACTAACGTGGAGCTGGTTCTGGGCATAACGTATTAAGTGTATGTCTAAATGTATGTCCAAATTTAGGGAAAAGATGTCAAAAGATGTCCAGTTTGAGGTGAAAAATAAAATAGATAAATCATTGAATAATAGGCTCTGTGGCCACGGCAGGACAAATATTAACTTTTTATGGACCTGAGTACCATAACGTGGAATTTTAGCATTAACCCACAAAACACGCTACCACAGACGATCTGCAAGTTTTAATTTCAAAGTATGTCTAAATTTATGTCTTAATCGGTAAGTGAACTGAGGTCTATGTCCAGCGCTACCAGTATGCGTATGAGGTTCAAACTTCTAGTATCTCGTATACCTATTTCGTATTCATGAAGCAATGTCGGGTCTATGTCTGCCTTCGCCGCCAATGCCCTTATACTTAACCCCTGTTTTGTCCTGGTTTCCTTGATCTTATTTCTGATCGCCTTTAATATTATATGTTCCTTTTCGGTCATTTGTGACCGAAAGCTCTAAAATAGGCTCGGTAATTTTGTACACGAAAACATGTACAGTCGGAAAAATTCACTAATTTGGAGTATAAACCCTCAAATCCAAGTTCGTTATGATGTTCACATTCCCTGAAGATAATGAAGTACTATTACTCAGAAAATTGCCGCATCAAAATATTATCCAGGCACGAATTGCCGGCAAATCTATCCTCTATGAAAGAATAGGTCATGAGGTAAAAAGAATAACAGAGGAAGTAGATTCTCATGAATCAACTATCGTAGACTTAATAAAACAGTACTTCGTATCAAACAGCAAGCATAATAGGTGGAAGAAAGTAGGTAATAGCTAATACACTTACTTTAAACTAACATACAATCCATGTATGGTGCAAATCTGGAAGGGACATAGGGTCAGGATTGTCCTGACCCTATTATATAAGAATCTTTGAAGTGTCTTATCCATTGCAATCCTGTGTAAAACTCCACTGCTGCATCTAATGCTTCATCAATGTCTTGTTGCGCATATTCTTTATCGATATACGCAATAACTGTAAGGTCTATCTCGTCATCGCTGCCCGGAATACGCTCAAGGCTCGCAATAAATCTTGGATGTTGAGTGTGAACAATAAAACGTTCAAGCACAGGGGCTGTAATATTGCCAATTTTCATCTCTTTACTGGGAGCCATCGACAAAAGGAAACGCGGAACTTCATTGGTGCTCATTTTTCGTGTTTTAAACGGAGTTAAGAATATGGGCAATTTACTTGTATATAAGTAATTACTTGTTAATAGAATATTAACAGAAACAAAAAAAGCCGGGCAGGAATACCCGGCCGCGTACTATCAACCAAAATCTAAGTTCAGGAAATCAGAAAAATATCTTTTCTGCTTGCCGGTATATGGAAAGGAAGATTGCTATATCTTGCTCCGTGGGCTTATACTTATTACTGCCATGCACCCAGCTCTTTTTGTAGGCAATGGCCAGTCCAAGAGGGTCGGTGACTTGTTTCTTGGTGATTAGATGCTCAAGTCCTCCAACATACAGGCCCCGACTCTCCACCCGGTCCAGCAGGAAATCCAATCCCGCGCCGAAGGACGCAAATTGCAGGAATAAACGTTCCTTACCGGTACCATTCTCCACCTTGCGAATTACTCCGGTGATCGCTGCGTCGAACTTAGCAGGCCACCGCCCGCTGTCAGCCTGGGCGCCCACGTAATTTTCATTGAGGCCCTTACTGCCGTTCCCGGATTCAAACCTGAACATGACGTATGCAGCCCGCTTTACCTCCGCCGAAGCATCCGCTTTTTTAAGATACTCAATCACTGCTGGCATCTCAACTGTCGTCCTCAGGTAAGGTACTAGTGGTTTATCTTCATAATAATTTTTCATTTGATTGCTTTGATTACATTCTCTATACTCATCTTAATATACTTCCACAGGAAGATCATTATTTCATCGCCAAAACGTCCACACACTACCGCTGCTGGTGCCGACAGACGTGAGTATCCCCAATATTCGAGCAGGAACCAAACCACCCAGGCCGTGGAAAAGGCTACTGCTGTTTGAAATAATGCTTCTCTCATGGTTAGCTTTTTGTTCCGGTTGATTCGACTCAGCTTAGCCGCGAGGCCGATAATCACCCCCGGTATATAAATAGCGATCTTATAGATCAACTCTTTGAATTCGTCCGTTCCTTCCTGCATTGCCTGGTGTATATGTAGATGCTGGTTATAATTACGATAATGGTTACTATGTAGGGCCTATACGGCTTTACTGGATTGGCTGAAAATAATTCGTCCAGGACGTTAAAAATGCAAAGCCACATAATGATATTACCGACGAGCGAATCGGCAAGGGAGATGTTCTGTAGCCTGATCCTGAATGACCAAAACATAATGCCAACAGAGTATACTGCAAAATAAGTATCATCAACAATCCAGTTGAGCTGTAGCATTTTGTGTGCTCCATAAAAACAGAGCACTCCTACAGCGGCAAGCACTATCAAGATATGACTACGCTTTATCATTTCGGTCCTTTTGGCGGCCGTGTACCATCACCAATTACATCTTTCTTTGCAAACATCGTAGCGGTTCCGGATAGTGCCGTAAGGGCCGACATTATCCATAGCAGCCATTCTTTTGTGTCATTTGAAACGCTCCCCGGCATGGTTTGAACTAAACTGGGAAGAATTGGCGTGATCAACGCAAGGATACCGGTTAAATTCACCATCCAAGATGGGCTGGCATGCTTCGTGTTTTTAATGCTTAGCTTTGTCATGATTAATTATTTAAGATATACCATTGAGTGCCGTTTGACACGACTGTCAGAAAACCATATGAGGTGGATATTGCCGCCGTTGTGGTCGCATCAATGTTCTGTGAAGATGTAGTATTGATGTTAACAGGGTTTGCGCTATTATTACCCTTCTTTATGTGGTAAATACGGCCCGAGGCAGTAGTTGCGTCTGGCAGTGTTATAGTCACTGTATTTGTGTTGGTGCAAATGATTGTCCAGTCTAAAGCGTTTGGGCTGTAGCTAGTCCCTGATACTGTTACTATACGACCGGCATACCCCCCATTTACAGTGATACTACTATTACTAATCAGTCCATTACCAATGATCTTGTGTGCTGTCAAAATAGAGGTATCCTGTGCCGATTCAACCTCGAAGGGTAATGTTGGATCAGTTAATACACTGTCGCCTACTTTCCACTTGCCCTTTTTACCCATCATATAAGTGTATTCTGGGGAATGAGAACCAAATCTGATTCTCGATGTATCACGTGTTCTTATAGCAGCACCATCTTTTAAACCAACCAGCATCACATCGTCGCTTAATAGTGATCCAAGGCCAACGTAGCCGCTAGTATCAGTACCCGTCTTAAAAGCTACAACACCGCCTACTGTTCTATTTGCTCTATTCAGGAACATTTTATAAGCATTAGAACCTGCTATCTGCCCCTGTCCTGAAATATTAAAAGACGCTGCTTGACTACCTGCTGCAATAGATAAATTTTGCACGAAAGTTGAAGTACTTGCGCTAAGACTATCTAACTGATCTTTTGTAATAAGATTACTGCCGCGTGTTGCCCTGCTTGCGTCCACACGACCATTCACCTGCAGCTTTTCACCGAAACCATTGTCGGAATTGGTATTGATCAACTGATTGCCGGTTCCCCAGTATGAGTTGTACGTGGTCGCATCGTACCTGCTCCAATGCCCTCCAACGCCCAGACCAACGCCGACCAAATCGTATATTATATGATTAACGGTTGATGGTGTAGATTCAGCTGAAGGATATGTACGTTTATAGACAAACGTATCCACAATAGCAGACGATGCATTAAATGTCTTTGTGACTGTCTCTGCGTAAATGTTTGGTATAGTTCCCGATGCTCCGGCTGAAATCGTAGGAGCGACAGAAATACCCTGGACCGCGCCGGCTCCCCAGCTCTTATTATTTGCTCCCGTGATAATCGGTTGAAACGTAGCGGCTATTAAACCACTTGAATGTGTTGTCAGCGTTTCGTATACCTGTGGAGTGACTCGCATAGAGGTAACGTTAGTAGTAGGGCTTGCATAAATTTTGCTGATGTTCAATAGCGTACCTGCAATGCCTGATGTAGTTCCCAATGCAATACCATTACTATCTATAGAAACAGGAGATAAGCTATTGCTATAATTCCTAAACGTTAATTTATCAGTGTTTATCATTCCTCCAACAACCCTTGGTACTCTTAATGTATCGTCAAGATATGTTCTTCCTGCTACTCTGAATTTATATGTTGTATCAGTTAAATCGCCTAGCATAAGACTGCCGCGGAAATAACTTTTATATCCAGAACTATCAAACATATGCCAATTACCAGCAGGCCATGGGATATTACCTATTAGTCTAGTCCCTGTTGCGCCATCAATATCACCTATGCCTGTCAAAAAATTTATGTTTGAAGTACCTCCAGCTGTAAGCTTTGCGAAACCTACACCTACCAAATTATTTAGTTTGCCTGGATTACTATGCGTGTTATAACCGGTACCACGGAAGAACATCCACCTGTCGATAATGCCTGTAGCTGTAGAACTGTGACCGCCAGCAGCAGAGAAGCCGGACATCAAAGCAATATTCCCATTACCAAAATTTGATACTGTTGTCGCTACACCGATGATCCCTTCTGTGTTATTAGTATATTGCTGCGTATTAAGTGCATCAATATGCAGGCCGGCGTACATTCCTGTCAGCTCTTTATCCTCGTGTCCTGCCTCAGTAGAATATACTCTAAATACAGACCTAATATTCTGAGGGGCCTTATAGTCCGGGTTTGATATGGTTCGATAAACTTCTAGCGCACCATATCGCTGGCCAGTTGTATCAGTGATATAGTTTATTTTCCCAGGTAGCGAAATAGAAAATCCAGCATTTTGATAACCAACAGTATCATTCTTTATAAAGTTTCCAGACCCAGGCGACACTTGATTCCAATAGCTACCATTAAAATACCACACCGTACCATCAGGCCTGTACGTTATCATCCCTGCTGCTTTCAAGCTTGCATCAGTAATGAAAGTATCTCTCCGGGGCAAGAATAATGCACTGTCTATGCGAACGGAGTTTCTAAATTGGTAGTACTTACTTCCTTGTGAAATTGGTGGTGCAGTCTGCGCTGCACAAATGACTGTCAGGAATAACAATAGTATCGAAGTGATAATCCGTCTCATATAGTTTGTATTCGTATTCTCTCTCCCGCCCATTGAGCAGGAATAAAAATTATTGTCCCGGAGGCTGTTGGAATTATTCTATTGATACCTGATTTGTATTGATAAAGCCCCTCACGAAAGACCTTTATCTTCTTTCCTGCAAGTCCAGGATTATAGTAGTTTGTAGCCCCATCAACAGGCGCTCCGGGATCACCTACCGTGTAGTTGATCAATAGTGCCATAATGCAAAAAAGGCGGCGCTAGGCCGCCAATTTGAGGTTCTTATCAAGGAATCAGGCCGAAGCACTCGAAAATATCAGCAGGCGTGTCGAAGGGGCATGGTTGATCCTGACCGCGCCACTTAGCTGAGACATTCCATTCCAGGTTATCTTCCAGGTTCTCCGTTATAGGCGCGCGTGTATCAATCGTCGCGGTTTCATTACTGATGTGTGTCTGCGTGCCGGTTCGGTAAATAGCGTGCCATTTACCATTTTGCCGCTTGAGAGTGTTGTAGAAGTTACAATTGCCTTTATAGTTTGGATCACGAAAAGCTAGTGTAAAGTCACGTCCGAGCACAGTTTCTACATCATCACCATATCCGGGCCCCGTAATTGGGTCAGGGGCGTCCAATGTGCCAGTGACTTTTGGGATGATTAATATGTCACCGCTTTCAATTCCTGTTACCCAAAGTTGCGCGCTTGTCGGATTGGCTGCGAGTGTTGGCTTATAAGCAGCTGTTACAAAGCCTGCAGATCTTACGCGTCCCTTCTCATAGTCGGCACAGGGATCGCACTGGTATTCTGGTAAATCCTCAGTATCACAACCGGGATAATATACTGATGCCATTGTATTATTTTTTCACTGTTCAGTTACATTGACAAAGGCTTATGCAGCCTTTCCGGTATCGTAATTCAACACGGTATCGTATTGATAATAGTATATGCTCAGGCTTGAGGAAGTAGTCTACGCTTTGAAATTCTTGTTGAAATACTGACCTTCCATTGTAGTTGCTAGAAACGGTTGTGATGTTGACGAATTCGAACCCATCTATCTTATGCTTAGTTGGGATATTGGATGCAATGGCCATTTCTAAAGCATCTGGCTGGACATGAACTTTTCTCCTACTTGCCATTACCACCATATCCATATCATAAGATTGCTGGAAATAATCGTATCCATCGCCATAGCTCCCTTGCTTCACCTGAGAATAAATAGAAGACACAATTCGATGGTAAATATTCATTTCCTGCAGGTCGTCAAAGGTCACCCACTTCGCTTCTCCGTTCAGATCAATCAGTGCAGGGATGTATTGCACCTTGTCTCCGTCCTTCTTCGGTAACTGGTATGCTATACCATCGTAATGCGATGTAGGGAATGCTGTTAGGCTTTCCTTTACTTTGTCATTGATCGCTGTTACTACGTTATCCAAAAATGCCATTGATATAATCTGTTATAGTGTCCTCTGCTATTTTTATCTCATCTTCACTGAGGTCATAAACGCCCTTGTATCTTTCCTCATTCCATGTTGCCTTGTCGAAATTATGTGGATTATTAAACCCCAATCCATAAGTATCGCCTTCAGCAATTGGAACAAAATCTTGCTCCATTTGACGAGTTAATGAGAGTATTACTTTAGGATCAGATCCGCGGTTATAATTAGGCCGTTCCTTACCAACTTTATCTTCGCCGGTAAAAACGCCAGTCTGCTTATTTAACCTAATTGTTCTATCGGTAAATGTCCCAGCATTCTTATTTTGCCCTTTTTTTGCGCCTTTGGTATGTTTCTCTGAATTTGCATAATCACCAGATCTCAATTTCAAGTAGCCGCTACTATATTTACCTATTTCAGATCCGTTCGCCTTTTTCCCATCTACATGAATACGCTGTCTTACCTCTCCAGCCAAAACCAATACTACCGCACGCATATAAGGTTCAGTATTAGTGCTAAGCTGTTGTAAGTTGAAAATAACCTGAGAAACAGTAGTGTCCATATCACATCATAGATTCACGGTAATGAATATCCCCGTTCTGTTGTGGGCAATCCTTTTCATCCTGTATACAATCACTTGCTTCAACATTGATTCCCTGCAGCGCATACTTCAGTTCTTCCTCAAAGGTTACCTGATAGTGATCTCTGAGTTCCTTCGCCTCATCTCGATCGATAGTTGTATACCGGTTAACTCTGTTTGAGTAGATCAACTCATCCATAAGCTCCCGGCCCAAGGCATACCATAAAGAGGTCGCAAGGAGATCCCGGAATTCACAGGCAATACACTCAACGGTTGTGCGTTCGTTGATTTGATAGCACTTATTCAGGCCGGCCATTAGGGCTGTCCGGAATTTCAGTAGCGCTCTTTTCTCAACTTCTTTCCATACGCCGATATACGTGACCTGTTCAGCATCTGCCATGCTATCGATTTTCTCCATGGTTATACCTGGCAGTGAGTTAATGTATAACCCACTGTCAGGCTCCTGAGCATTACAACCCAAAATCCCAATGAAGCCGGTAAGGCACTGGATAATATCAGGAGTAACCGCCATGATTAGCTGTTAGTGATTGTGTAGCGGAGGGTTCCGTTGTTGCCGGATAGGCGATCCGTACCGCAGTCGCTGTATATAGCTTCGTTCTGATACGCATCAGTTGGAATGTTGAACAGCCCGAATGTCTTTGACAAGATCAGCGCGTGTCCACGTTCGATAGGAACTGTACCATCGCAATCGCTTTCAATATCCTGCGGGCAGTCGAAGTATTTCAGCTGCGCATCGAACACGAGGCCATCGTATCCACCGTTGCATTGAGGACATTCTACCGGTAGCGGCAGGGTGAAGAACTGAGAAACGCCTTTATCTCCAGCGCGGAAGCCTTTGTAGCGAACGATGTCAATCAGCCCGACACTACCCTCACTGAATACGCCAACCTGGTTGGTTCCCCATGCCTGTTTCGCATACAGGTCATTGTACCAATTGAAGCCAGTAAATCGGCTCATATCTACACCAGCGGCATTACAGCAAGAAACGAGCTGCTGAATAGTGAAGTTGTTCATCAATCCGGAACCTACGATGTTGATGTTGCCACAGAATTCATTTTCCATGGCATCAGCCAGGATCTTTGTGATACCTGTATTCAAGTCGTATTGTGTCGCATCCTTAGGGATGTTAACCGTCTGGGCAGCATTGGTGCCTGTTACTTGGTTACGACCGAATTTAACGGCTTGTAGAGTAAGCAGGTCCTGGTCGATGGCTCCGATTAGCGCATTAGCGGTGTTCATGATGTCACGCATGAATTCCTGCATCAACATGGTTGATGGTTGGCCAACTGCAACAGTGGCAGAAGCGTCAGCACAATACTGGGCCATTGTTGCATCGTCAATAAAGAATGCAGTCTTCCGGAAATTGGTTGTCGCCAGGGAGGCTTCAAGCCAGGTTGGGATATAAGTGATATCACAATTATCCTCAGTAGAGGTCTGCGAAGGCACCGCTCTCTTTTTGTACTTGTAACGAACATCGCGCACGTGCCCGTTACCATTATCCAGTTGAAGCAACTGAACTGCTGGTTTGTTTTCAAGCAGCATACGCAGGAAACCTGCAGGCGTTATCTTTTGTGAGGGGGTATTACATGCGGTGATTTCGGACAACTGTCCGAGAATGGAGGGGCAAAAACCGTTTGCCATGTTGGTAATTATTAAGAAGGTATGATCTCCTTAATGGCCATCACGTTCTCTGCAAGTCAGCTTGGCTTTGTGCAATTAGTGCAGCAAAAGAAGAATTAGCCGGTCTTGCTTGAGGATTAGGACCATTTGGTGGAGGAGGATTTGGCCCGGGCGGTGGAGCCGGCTTATTCACCGCAATGAGTTTGTGTTTTGCCAATGTAGCGTCCAGAAACTCTGGGAAAGTCACTGGTTTGTTATCAGCATAGTAGTCTAACGCTTCATCTGAAGCCTTTACGAGTTTTAGCACGCCATTTCTTTGAACGACCTTGGCGTCTGCGGTCGCAAGTTCCTGGTTAAAGAACTTATATGCAAACTCTTCCATCACAGGCTTGTCGAATTGATCGACTACCAGGTTGGTAGATGCTATACGCGTTTTGATAAGGCTATCAGTAAAGTCCTGCTCATATTGAGCCTTCATTTTACTGATTTCGGTATCCCTGTCTTTTACGAGCTGGGCCTTCTCTCTATTCAATTCATTAATCTGCTCCTGAAGGGCTGCTTTATCGCCCCTAGATGCTCCAGCCTTCTGTGCTTCGAGGGCTTGTATTGTTTTAACAAGAGCAGGGACTCTGTCATAAGTACTTTTTATGCCAAGGATTTCGTTCCTTTTTTCTTCGTCCAGCTGGAACTCTTCAATCACACGCGTGATGTTGTTGTCAACTCCATCCAAAGCCTGCTTGAAGAAATAAGCCTTTAAGGCTCCGTTATTCTTTGCAGCATCTTCGGTAAATAATCTTGATTCCAGGGAAGATACCAAGTCGTCCGGTAATTCAAGATTCGCGCTTAACAACTCAGTAAAGGCCGGGGTATCTGTATTAAACCCTACCTTCTTTGCCAGATTATTTAAAAGTGTCCCTACTTTGATAGGCATAAAAAGAATTTGATTGATAATAAATTAACGACCGCAACACGGCTTTTTAGGCTTAGGCGTCGACTTCGGTTTCATCTTTGCCATCGGTATTCGTTTTAGGTTTTGGTCCAGGTTTGGATCTGGCTTCAGGAACTTTTGTGTCAGTATACTTCTCGGCGCTACTACTTTCAGCTATCACCTGGTTTGCCTCGGTAGGCTGTACGGTGGTTGGAGGCGTTGGTATTTGTGCTTCCAGCAATTTCCCCATCAGTGTATTGATCAGAGCCTGTTGAGATTCCAACTGCGCCTGTAGTTTATCCAACTTGTCGTCGGCTGGCAAGAATGGCTTAATAGTATCCGTTAGTGTCACATCCGCCACTGGTTTGGTCATAAATTCAACCTCTTCATCAGTAGCAGGCATGATAGTCACCATCTCGTGCTGGGCGTTCCGATTCCTACCGAGGCGCGAGTTCTGTTTTGCCCAGAAGTCCCGGACGAATTTGGTATCAGGAACGTATGACGTGATACTATCCTGTATGATCTTTAAATACTTCTGAGCCATTGGCTGTGATCGTTTATTACAATACAAAAATAGATATTTTCTATACATTGACTACTACAAAATAGATTTTATCTATATCTTTGCTATATAATTGATATATATGGGCGACGATAAAAAGAAAAAGAATCTGTTGCTGGTGGATGTTCCAGACGATATTGTGGTGATATTAGAAGCATATAAGAAAAAAAAAGCTGATGAATGCGGATGTCGATTTGGCAATAGCCAGGCTGTTTACAACATGCTGCGTAAGTACCGCATATTGGTAAATATGGGTAACTTACAAGATGCAACAACCACCTAAAATTGAGAACTGTCCAGTCTGCGAAAAGCCGCTGGAAAAATATGGCATAGGCATGGCCTGTGAGGGGTGTCAGGTTTATGTGAACCCGGAGACAGGAGAAATACAGCGAAAGCAGAAGCAGAAAGCTATAATCAAGAACATACTTGGGAAAATTAAAAACTTCATATGGATGTAGAACTTAGAAGACAAAAAGCTCTGGCTATCATGAATAACATGGTAAATGCGGCTTCAGCAATCACCCATCTTGCAAAGGCAATGCCTAATGGGAAATTTCCGAGAATCGCTAAATTAGCAAGAAAGAAAAGGGCATTTAAGATTTTACAAATAATCGCGACGATACGATCTGCACAGATAACAAATCACATAATTGTGAGCCAACCTATTCCAAAGTTCAGGTCTTGCGGACCTCTACACGGCACCCCTAGTATTATAGGTGAGCGAGGCCCAGAGATAATTATCAGGACACCTCAAATAGTGCCCTTAATTCTGCCGGCACCCGTGAAGCTGGCACGGGGAATATAGAATGCTGACAATTATATCCGCCGGCATAGGTCATGAAATTACTCGCATTGGTTCCAGGTATCATGCCATCTGGCAATCCTGTCTTGCCGTTCAAATCACATTCCTTTTTTTCAAATTCTTTGAAGTTACCCTTTAATAAGTCCGGTATTTCAGAAATGTGAAAGTATCTCTTCTCCACCATAGCATGACAGAAACACCTAGTTGTGGTGATGGTAGAACCAACATATTGGAACCAAGTAAAATTTAATCCAGATGCTACCGATTCACTATAGTGCCTAGAATACTGTGCGACAGATGTAATAGTAGCAGTTTTTGAGGCTGCGCTGATACCTCCTGAAATAGTTTTGTCTGGTCCTTCAGTGCCAATAATAGTCTTCGACATGGTTTGCATCATATCTTTATAACTCCCACCAGTCGTTATATTTTGCCTCAATACATCCCTTACATTCGCACTACCTATATTCACTTTATCATCTGTCAATTGCTGGATAGTTGATTCGATAGCCTCCTCTCTGATTGCCTGTAGGAGTGGCGTTACTTTGAACTTCTCCTCCAGAAGCCCGAAATACTGATTCTGCAGTTTGTAAATATCATCAAATGCGGAAATGAATGTTTTTAGATTAGACATATACTCTTTGTCCAATATCGTCTTACGCAGCCCTTTAACGATTTTACCGATAAGGTTTAGATTCTTTACCGAAACAGATATTCTCCCGGCCTTAACATCCAAGTCTTTCAGCTTTTCAGAAATAGCATCAAATACGCGTTTATCCGACTCTACCTGAGTGGCGTTGAACTTCTCTGCGGATTGCTCTACTATCTTCCCTATCTCCTTTAAAATGTCTTCCTCTGATGCCATATCATGTTAATTGTGCTACTTTGTCTACCTGATTCGGATCAGTTAATAGCTGAGGGGTTCCGAGTTGCTTACGGGCCTCTTCTTCTGAAATACCGAATCGCTGACTTACTAATGCTATAGCCGCCTCTAAATCATATACGCCCGATGCTACAGCCTTCACGATTTCTATCATACCTGTCAAGCCACCTACAGATGCACGCAACATAGATGCAGGATCATCCCCTTCACCTCCCTGCAGTTGGGCTGCCGGCGAGTTCTTGCGTATGATTTCATTAGCATATTTTTCCATGATCTTCTTCCGATCTTGCAGCGACTTAGAGGCAAACTGTTCGTCTTCAGTTATGGCGCGGCGCACAAACTGCTGAATATTTGAGCTTATCACATAATCTATCTGAGTGATACCATCATTTGAAAGTCTGGTCATCTTTTCCTCATCACTAATGTTAGGGAATGGGTCCAGCTGGAACACCGCCTCAAGCTCGTCCTTCACCTTCGGAGAATTGTAAAACTTCTTACCTGCATATTCTATTTGCAACTCATTCTGAATTACAGGGTTAATTCCATTTTGCTTTGCCTTTGCTAGATCATCGAGAAGCAATGTCGAAGAAAGAAGGTCGAACTTTTCAGGGACCGGAATGGATGGAAGCATACCATCCCGTTCCTCCATGCTAGGGACTAGGTCTTTATACCTGTAATCGTTAGTCACTTTATAGGTCCAGTCAATAGCGGCGACTATATCCTCTGCGACAGAATGAACGAAGTTGTTCAGTTCGTCTTTATCAACCTCTTTTGCTACGCCTGATTCATTGAGTGGCGCCTTAGTGAGAAATTCCATATTGATTGCGGACAGCGCCTGGTATATCTGTTTATCTACTTGTGCGTCTATCCTATCTACCATTAGTGCAACATCCGTCTTCTGAATATATCCGGCGGGAGGAGTTGGTATCTGACCTTGTTCCATGTTTGTCTGCGGACGAAGCACCATATTGGAATATGGAGATGTTGACACATACCCTACGCCATGGCACGAATTACATTCATGATTCCTATCGTCCAAATATCCCTTGCCGGAACAATGCCGGCACTCAGTTTGAGAGAACAACCACTTATCACTGTGAACATGCTGCACAATCTCCGCCTGAAGATCGCTATAGATACGGGCTGCCTCCTTCAGGCGAGGGACCATACCTTGTATTCTGGATTTGTACACGAAGATATTGTCGTAACTACGGAAGAATACTCCACCAAGCCGGCGAATAGGCGCATATCCGAGCCTGTGCTCATATCTCCATTCCTCTCTCATGCTCCAATCGAGATCTACCTGTACCCATCGGTGTATATGCGTGGTATTTATTACATAAATCACAATTCCCATACGCTCGATCTGATCGCGGTCGCGGTACGTATACATATCTGTTGAAAGTAAAACCGCATAATCATCCATTGCATAATCCAAAACCTGGTCGGAATGGAAGATTGTAGAAAATGGTTTCAAGAACTCCGTTGCCTGTGGTGTTTTGTTGATAGGCCAAATAGCCTCTATAGCATTAGCGTCGATGCACATAGCCCGTAACAGGACAGAAAATGCCCAATTGGTGACAGACTTAAAGTAAGGATAGTTTTTCTCACAGTAGTCCTGCAATGTTTCCCCTTTCCTACCGGCAACTTTAGCGGGTATTTTGTTTGCGTCATATTCAATTGACCAATCCTGAGAACGTCTTATTTTTGACAGAGAGGTAATGACTTTGCTGACCGTGGCCTCGGTAATGGGCACATATATCTTCTCGCGATACTCCTTGATCCTTTCAGATTCCGAAGGACGACGTTCTTCTATCACATCTTTTGGCATCTCCCCGTCCGCGTGCACTCGTAAGTCTTCATATAAGTTAACGGCATCCTGATAGCCTTTATATGTAAGTCTTTTCAAGGCATACTTCTGTAATAAATCGGGTGTCGGAACAATTGGCATTTCAATATTTTTGTCTCGTTGCTATGTAACTTCTCTTGTCCCGCACCTGATACGGCTTTTTTATACCCATTTTAGATGCAAAATGAGTCGACAGGTTATTGTAATGGGCCTTCGCGTACTGTGGTGTTACATTCCCGCCAATGCTATAGGCATAAAATATATTCGACAGCTGATAAGGCTGTAAATGACGATTGGCTTTGTCCCGCAGGTACCAGTATACAGGGAACCAGTTGGCCGCATGCGGTAGAATGCCAGTCTGCAGGCTTGCCATAATGTACGCCAACTCATCCGGCATATGGCTACCAGCGAATTCTTTGGACCTTACCCTCGGCTTGTCGTAGTTAGCTTTAACCGATTTAAAGTAAGCCTTCATCTGGTCAGACTTTTCGAAGTAAAGCAGCTCGCTATAGAACACATGCATCGGCACTTCGCTTCCCGTTACAGTACGCATCTCAGCTGGATCAGCCCAATAACACTTTTCTATCGGTCCCTCATTCATGATTGCAAAATCCACCCCTTCCAGTTCATTTATTAATTCGTCAATAGGCCTAAATAGCCAGATCATATCAACGTCAAGAAACAATGTCCGATCATACGGACTAAGGTCATATAGCCTCGTCTTTGCCTTTACCGGGTCCTCTGACTGTCCAGTATGCCAGTGTCGATTATCGGGCAAAGAATCGCTTGTAAATAGGGTTTGTTCAGCCTCTGAAAGCTCAGACAACTTACCATCGTGCACCAGATGAATATTCACCTGGCTGGTTGCCCTGATGGAAGCCGCTAAGTTCACCGCCATCTTAATATAGTTCTCATGCCCTAGGGCAATCATCAATATTCCTGTTGTCATACTTCAATTATTGCTATGCGTTCACCGGAATAGACAGCCGGCGTAAATGTGATTTGTCCTGTTGCAGCCGTGTATTCTACTTTATTGACCCCGCTACTATGTTGAAGCAGGCCTTCTCTGTAAACTTCCACACCTATCTTATTCTTCAGATTATTGTTTTGATATACAGTATCTCCATCTGCCATTTCCGCACCGCCGACAGTGAACTCTATTGAATATTTGTCAGGGCATGGTGTTGTGCCCCCTCCCCCACTGCCATCACAATCCTCCACGAACTCTATACCGCAGTTAAAGCCGCAGTTATTGTTTACATAATTGTGTGAGTAGTCTGAAATTCGAAACTCCGCTGGGACGAGCGCCACATTCAATTCATCAGGATATCCGGGGGTATATTCCCCTTCCTGCGTCATGCGTGCATTGATCCCAGAGAAGTCATTCTGCACAACTGTTACATCATGTTTTAGCGCTATCAGTAACTTTTCGTGCTGATCAGCACTGAGATATCCAACAGTTCCCAACCAATCTTTTTCAATGAGTGTAGACGTACGCTGCTTCACGCCATCCGACCGGCGGAATATGTTCTCTGTGACCGTAAATTGAGGGCGCCGCAAATAGAACGGTAGCCTGATCTGATTTTTAGTAATCTTCTCTACACCGTCATCGTCATATATCACATATCTGAATCCATAACCATTTTCTTCATTATGATATGTCAGTACTGAAGTATAGCATGTATCTGTAGATACATAGAATAAGTTGCTACATCCTACCACAGCCTTGGATTCATCCAATATACCATAGCGAAAGCACTCCCCTGCCACAAATTCAGTAATCTCTGTTTCAGGGAAATCGACATATCCGTAGCCCCAAAACTGCTCTAGAGAAATTTCCTGGGCCAAACCTGTACCATTGTAGAAAACTACGATTCCATTCATCGTTGGCAACTCACAGCAGTCGTAGAAATCAAGCGAATCTATTTGAACTTCATATGCGTCAGACACTGCCTGTAAAAACGCCGATAAATTGTATGTTCCCGCAGGAATCTGTGGTTGGCCGTAGTTTGGTGCATAGTTCCCGACTAAGATCGGGAACATATCCTCTGTAATGGGGACAGAACCGGTGCCCATAAATTTATATCGGTTACATGTCTGTATAACCTCGTAATTGGGATCATATTCGAGTGTACAATTGTCGCTAAGGACGCCGGCATAAAGAACCTCAGACAATAATTTTAACTCATCCTCCACCTTTATCTGAAACTTTATACCATAATGATCAATTACCGGCAGCTTCGCCTGACGAGTATTCCCCTGGCAATCTGTAATCTCAGTATTGAAATCAACGAAACTGTTATATGGTGATCTGATAGCCATTTATATAAACTCTAAATCCCATGTTTGGCCTACTGCCTTTGTTATCTGGGCTGGTGTAATACCCACTAAATTGAATAACACCACCTTTGTTATAAATCCGAAATCCGCACCAGGTGTATCTGCACCACTTTCCACCATCTTAGTTGTATCTCCGGGATTGAAACTGAATAACCCTTGCGGCGTCGGGAAAGTAGAGCCCGGGTATGACGAACATGTCGCCGGGCCAGGGATTGACGTATTATCAACACATTGTCCAAAGCCAAAGGAAAACCCGCTCATTGCGGCGAAGCTTCCTGTACCGGTAAGCTGCAACTTATTATGTGGTTGCCGTCCTGTTGTTAAAATAGCACTCAACGTCAATGCGAATGTCGGAGCTGCTATATCAAAGCTGCCCTCCACATAATTAGCACCAGGAAAATCAGTGTCACAAAAAGGTATTACTGTAACAGAATAATTACCTGTCAATAGATTAGCATATTGAAACGAGGTATCGGTCACATTCAGCGTCTGGAAGGGTTGGCCATCTTTTGTAACTATGAACTGCCAAAAGGTTGCGCCGGAAACTGTAGCATCCCAAGTGATTAGCATGTAACCGTCTCCATTCGGCGTGAACACAAGATTGGCTACTTCAGCGAGGCATTCCGGTTCTGGCGGAGCTATAATCTTCGTTTTGTTCTTTGGAATCAGCGTGATTGTTGCCTGCCCTTTCATGGGCCGGTATCTTAGTTCATCAAGCCAGCCCTCATATTCCACCCCGTTACAGATATATCCAAACGACTTATACCTGATTGTAGGGTCATCCTTTATCCGCTTGAATGTATTGTAGTTCATGGGGTGCTCAAACGTTACCAACTCAGCATATGTAATCGGTCGGGCATCCTGCAGATCTTCAAAGTCCGTCAGGTCTATGTCTTCGTTTTCAGCCAGTACTTTCCCCTCTATATTGCACGATGTAGTCTGAAAGGAAGCTATATAATTACCTTCACCCTTGGAAAATATCAGCTTACTATCCGCATAAATATTCCGAAGCCCCTGCATGACCCAGTCGAACCAGCGCATCGCATTGCGTGCGGGCGTTATGCGCGCATTATAGCATGTGTTCGGATCTATCACATTCGTGATATCAGTGGCATTGTCCAAAAACGTCTCTACGGAATAATTGGAGCCATCTTTTTTCAAGCAGAATCCAAACGTATCATTGTCATATTGCCAATCTGCCGTATCCTCACTTTTACGTCTTGTTATTTCGATAGTATAAGGGGAACAAATGAATTCTGTAAACTGTTCAAGAACACTACTATCAGCGTTTATACTGACTCTATATTGACGCTTTGTCATTAATTCATATAACCCAGTTGTCCCTTCCGCCTGCCACTTATTATATCCTACCTGCAGCTGTTTGAACAGCCTCGATGGATCAACTTCTCTCGTAACCTTAGTTGCATAGTTAAACCATGCCGCTACATCTTCCTGATAAAAAAAACGCCATGGTTCAAATCTCAATCTTTTAAATCCAGTTCTATTAAGGTCTGGCTCAATCGTAAGACCAATATTCCAAATTGGATTCAAACCATCGAATATATCTTTCATAGAGAGAAAGTAGCCGGGGCGTTTACCATCGATAAGCAACTTCCTTCTGATATTTAAACCGTTTGTTATAGTAAAAAGCCCCTGACATGGATTATAATTTATTGCATACGGTTGACTATCTGTCCTTCCAAATGATTCAGAATAAAATCTGATTTTGTCGTTTGTGATGGCCTCTGAAACTCTGCTTATCGCCTCATTAATCATATATGCTTTGGAATCTGTTGCTGAGCAATTTGAGACGGTTTGTACCTTTACCTCTGTTTCTTCATCCCAGTCTACATATAGATCCTGAGAAGAGCCTGTTACCCCGTAGAATGTAACGAAGTTTATAAATGCAATAAATGGATTGTCAATTTCTATAAATGTGCTTCCTTCAAATGAAACATCAAACGGTATGTCCGGTCCATCACCTGCCTCATAATGAGTATTAGGAAGGAGCTCTACTTCATGAAGTGTCGGATCACCAATGTCCGACCACGGTGTATTAATCACATCAATTAGGATGCGTATATCCCTGGACACATCGGCAACCTCTCTAAGGTGTCCCTTCAGCCGTATCTTATAATTAAATACACCATTACTGCATGCAGTACGCTCTGCAGGTGTTACGATTGCAGATAATCCAGTTGGATATAAATTAGGATCGGTCTGTGGAAATACAGCATAGCTATTCTCACCTTGCGGATCACTAACAGGGATTTCAGAAACCGGGTCAAGCGTCAATTCAGGACGCACCCTGATTGCCGTTCCTGTTATAGGTGTGGTAAGCTGTATTGAAATTGGATAGATAGAATGTTCTCCTCCAGGTGATTTACCTCCCGTCGATTGCGGCAATCCCCTGCTCGGTATTTCCTGGTCGTAATTAAGGAAATCATAATCGGTCAGTTCAGTAACCTGGTCGAACGCGATATTTTTATTGAGGTCAACTGCCTGGTCATAGTTGTTCCTGAGCAGCATTATATCTTCACTATCCTCTATTCCCACAGAAACACTACATTCATCCCCACATGTATCAGAATATTGATCAAAGGCCAATCTACCGCCTTTATAGAAGTCATCGAATAGGTTATCTTCAGAACATTGGAATAATATATCCAGATGCATATTACCGTTCACCCCATATTGATTATATTCGGCCATTATTAATGTCGCTCCCAGGTCATTGAATGTCAGTTTATCAAACCCGTAGTCAAAGAACACCCCATGCCATCCATGCTCAGTTTCCCTATGTACAACAATTTCAGGATCATCCCAATTCACCGGCTCAGGAATCTCTGTTCGCACTCCATTACGATCTATTAATATGAATTTCCACTGACTCATCTATTTCGCCTCCTCCCAAAGCGTTTACTTAGGAATTGATGACGATTCTGTACCGTCGTGATATGTTGCCATGGCCCATCTTTATCATAACCATGGATGCTCAATGGCAATTTTTCCAGTTGCGATCCAACTTCTCTGCCAACATGTTTTGCCAACATCCTATAGTCAATCTTATTGTTATAGTGACTCTCCATGTAAGATGGAATCTTCGGCAATGGGATGTCGTATTTATTCAAAATCTTCTCTGTCTCCAGGGTAGGGATCACCTTTGACCCTTTTGGCAGATCGAGAACGGTAGGACTGGCGGCATATCCCCATTTACCGTCAGCATAATAAAGCTCTGGACCTGCTTCCCCGATTAGGGACATACCCCCAGGCGCATTCTTAGTTCCAGTTTTGAAAGCAGGAATAGGCTTTGATGCTATTGCGGCTAGTTGCGCCAAGGCTTGCGCGATTGCTAGGCCAATAAAAATTGGCTTGGCGGCCAGGGGAATTGCCTGATCTTTTAATACCGCCAAAATAGCAAGGGATTGTGCAATGCCTGCCTGGAAGAGAGCAAGCTGCTTTTCCTGCTGTGCAGCTCTTATCTTAATTGCTCGAGACTTACGGTCATACTCAGCCTGAATTGCCTGCGATTTCTGATTATATTCTTCTTGGGAAATAGCCCCTTGATCAAGCGCCTGTTGAAGAGCCTTTAGTTTTTCATTTTCCCGATCTTGAACGATTGAAAGTTCTTTATCAGACTGATTGCGAGCTATTTCATTTAAGGACCCTGCAATTGAAGACGCAGTATTCAATGCGGTCTCTTTGAGGCGGTATCTCAGTTCCTTCTCCTCCTGAAGACGCTTTTCTTTATTGTCAAGCGCTGCTTGGTTTTCCTGTTGTCTTGCCTGTAACCTCGCCTGTGCAAGTTGAGCGCTAGTTAATACTTGTTCACGTATTACAGCTTTATCAAAAGCATGCTGCCTCGACAAGCTGCGCCCGAATTCTGTTACCTCTATTTTTTCAAGTTCCTTAAATAAGTTCTGCCGCAAAGCACGTATAGCTTCGTTCTTTTGTGTTTCAATCAGTTGCGCTTCTGCCGCGTTCTTTCCAAGCCGATCTCTCTGTGCCTGTAGTTCAACCACAGCTATATCTAATGATAGCCGTTTTAGAAAGTCCTGTTCCTCCAGGGCTTTGGATTTTGCTAATGCTATTTGATCATCAAATCCCTTTTCCTGAATCTGCAATGTCAGGTCAGATATTGCTCTCTGGTTGTCAGCAATGAGCTTGGTTTTTTGAGCATCTGTTAGCGCCTGTGTCGCAAGTTGCTCGGCTTGTCCAACCCGTATTGCATCAATCCTAGCCTGTATTTCAGCTTTACTGTCTTTCTTTGCCTGCGATATTCTTGCCTGTGCCAACGCCGTGGCGTCACTAAACGCCTGATCTCTTATTGTTTGTTGCTGATTTATTCCCTCAATCTCCAGCTGCTTTTGTATGTTGAAATAATCTTCAGCCGCCTTATTTGCTAAATCATAAGCATTTTGTCTATTCTCAGCATCTTCTTTACTTGCATCCTTGCCAAGTGCAATAAACTTCTCATTCACTTTTGCATAATTGGCATTTGCTCTATCGTATATTATCTTTTGCTGCACTAATTGCGATTGAAGATTGGCTAGCCTTGCTGTACCCAATTGCGCCTCGGTGGCATTTTGGGCTTTAAGCTGCGCCTGTCTAAGCGCCCCAGCGTCTTGAATAGACTTAACGAATTCGTCATTCAATTCTGCGCCAAATTTCAATTGCTCATTCAGCCTTGCCTGAGCTGCCGCGGCGTCATCAGTGTTTCTGGTCAGTGCATAAAGCCCTGTCGCTAGTGCCGCAATAGCAAATAATACAACGCCGGCCGGGTTTGCGGCCATTACGAAGTTTAATGCTCTTTGTGCTGCTATAGCCGCATATCTCACGATAATATTGCGGCTCTCTGCTGCTGCTTGAAGATTAGTTTGCACAACGGCGATCTTCTGTAAGGCTATAGTTGCCCCAATACTGAGCGCAGATTCCTTTTGAAGAATATTTTGAATTGATTGGAGGCCCTGCAGAATGGACATAGCGGCATTTACCTTCAGCAACGCCTTCTGTAAATCCTCATTTTCACTACCCAATAATGCGGCGGCACCTTGTGCCACGGAGAATGCGCCTGTAACGCCCTCAACCGCCTGTATAGCAACATCGAATTTGAATGTATCCGAAGCAAGTACCTTAATTCTGTTCTGTGTATCACCCACTTGGTCAGACAGCTCACCGGCAGCCACTGCCAGATCTTCAAATACCTGTGTTCCATCCAGTCCAGCATCTTCCAGTTGCAATAAGGTTTCACGGTATTGCCGCAACTTACCGCGCGCACTTGTTGCTTCATCCGCCATATTGGCCATTGCCAGTTCTGAGGCTGCTATCTCTGTGGATAGTTTATCGAACTCAGAGGAACCAGTTGATAATTGTGTTAATTTTTGTTTCGCCGCCTCAATAGTTTTTGCGAAAAGCACAGCCTCTGCAGACGCCTCTTTTGATTTATTTCCAATCTCGTCGATATTCTTAGCAGCTTGATTAATCGCGCCACCGGCAATAGACTCTGCTAGCTTTTTAGCCGCATCGGAAAGTTTATCAGTTGAAGAAGTGGCAGTTTGCGTTGCCTTTGCTCTATCCTGAAATGCCTTATTTGTTGCTTTTATCTGGTCTGCCGTCTCTTTATCGACCCCAGCTAAACTAGCAACAGCCTCTTCGGCCCTGGGCATTTCTGAAGTGTCAGGAATGAGCTTTATTATTACCTGTGCCGGCATTCTGTTTTGACTTCTTGTAGATGAGGTCGAGCGCTTTGTAGAACTCGTATAGTGTCAGCTTTTTAAGCTCAGGTATTTTCGCGGCTTCTCCCCCGCAAAGTAGGAGTTCCTGTTGGAACAGGTTATCGTCTAATTCTTTTATAGCACTGATGAAATGTCGCCCTGGTACTTTTCCTTTAGTTGGCGCGTCACTGTCAAATAGGTTTCGAAATTCTCTTCGTATTCCTTCAAAAACGGTATTAACTTTTGCAACGGCTGCATAAAAAAAAACTCCTTGGCGGACATCTCCTTTTTCCAGAGCGCTATTTTATCCTGGTTATACTTTGAATCGTACACTTCTGGACTTTCCTTCTTGTCGAAGTACACTACGGAAGCAAGCTTATATGCAAGGTCTTCGTCGACAATCCAGTTCATTCGGTCGCGCAGCTGATTGTTTAGCTGCTTGATCTTCACAAGGTCGATTGCTTTACCCGGGATGAACGACAACAGTTCGTCGACTGCCTGTACATGAGCTTCTAGGAACTCCCGATCCACCCGCATATTAAATTCAGCATAGTAACGCAGGCATGCTGCCGCGCGCTGGTATGGCATGTTGAATAGGTCCTCCATCTCATAGTAGGTCGTTCCTTTCACTGAGAAGGCTTCCTTAATCACGTAATCAATCCTTGGGAACTTAGTCCCGCCGCCGAATATTTTATGCCACCAGGCCATTTATGAATATTTCAAGGTTATCAGTTACGCCACTTCCTATCTTTCTGCCCTTACGCGATGCTCTCCATGTACCCCTTTTTGGATACACCTTTACAATTGCTCCAGGGATTTCTCCCTTTACGAATTCAATCCGATGTACTCCGCCGCAATGGCACTCATAGCTTATGATCCAGCCATTATTTAAAAGAAATTCTCTCATTCATCGTCGCTTATCAAGTTTATAGTCACATAATTGAACCCGGCAATACCGAACACATACAGTACCCACAGTAAACTGAATGTATTCCCAGTTATTAGCCACACAGCTGTACCCCAGATAGATGCCATGCATATTGGACACTCGTAAAGGGCAGGACGTATGTACTTCAGTATGCGGTTATTGGTTACACGCTCTAAAAGATCACGCAACCACTTAAGTACCATCCCTTCGCCCATTGCCGCGTAAAGTCCGAGCACGCATAAAGCCCCGAATACAACCGTCTCTAACATATTTCTGATATTATAATTCGTTCACCATCTTCTACGGCCGGCATGAAAGTTATTGTCCCATTTATGGAGCTATAAACAGCCGTATTAGGGCCATTACTACCCTGGAGAATCCCTTCGCGAAATACGTTAACACCTATCTTCTCCTTCAGCAAATCATCCTGAAACACAGTGTCGCCCCCTTCCATTCGAGACATACCTACTACAAATTCCAGATAGTATGATCCGGTTGTGGGCGTGGTGCCGCCATCGCATGTACCAATACAGTTTATCTCATTTGAGAACTCACCATCCTTGAACGAAATGATAATACGGTCGAATGTGGCACCGCAAATAGTCAACTCCACAGGCGCACAATAGCCCATTCCCTCCATTATATCCATCTTCAGCTGACCTATGTATGGATTAAAGAACCCATCTGGGAAGTCCGACGCCAGCACTGTCATTACTCCCTGACTATCCGTTGTTACTTCTTCATGATATATGTGCTCGAACTTATCTTCTATAAAATAGTGATAAATCGTACCCGGCTCTAACCCGGATAGGGTAAAGCTTGGAGTACACGCCGGAAGCGTCGCATAATAATTAGAAGAACAGTCATTCAGTAATGCCATACAACAAAGTTATATAGTTTTATCTATAGTATTTGCAAACGATATAGATTTTATATATAACTTTGTTTCGTTAAAGGAAATTACCATAAAAAAAA